TATACCAAGGGCTCCATGGCATACCATTGACTGGCGTAAGCTGATAGTCTACTAGATAACTGTTGTCTTCTTTAGCATATTCAGTACTGCCACCAAAGCCAGTAACTATAATAGGGTTACCAACTGCGCCGGCCATAAAAGGACTTAAGCCAAAACCCTCCCCCCTGTCAAGCGATGTATAACAATCACCACGTTTATGTAGACCTAATATCTCATCGCTGGTTAACATGTTTGGTAGTAAAAATACAGGTGGATAATTATTAAATACAGTAACTTCCCTCAATCTTCTTAAGGTAATCCTTATAGCCTCTTTCTCACTATCACTATAATCGCTTCTATAAGTTTTTAAAACCAAAGCAACGTTTTCATTGTTCTGAAACGCATACCAATATGCTTTTAAAAGAGCGATGGGATGTTTGCGTTCAACCCACTGAAAAATACTATAAAAAGTGTAGGTGTTTTCTGCTAAACCTCTAATATTAAAATCGTTTATGCTGTCAAAAGCTGCTATATTTATACCATGCGGAACTACAAATATAGGTTTGGTTATACCACTGTTTTTAAATACTTCTACATTCCATTCACATCCTACCATTACAGCATTTATATTATAATTTATATAATTTTTCCAACTAGGATGAAGTTTACTAGTCTCCCATATAGTGTAGCCTAAATTAAGCTTATTATCTTCTATATGTGTACTCCAGAATTCTGGAGTAGTATGCACAATAACTACATTATAATCAATGTCTTTACTGATTAAACTTTTTATTATCTCACCATCTTTTCCAAGATCTGGTCTTAATGCTTCAAAAGTTACTGGTTTTACAGTTAATGGTATACCTAGCTTATTAAGTGCTAGTATATTTCCACGCGAAGCTTGACCATATCCTGAGTTATCTAAACACGGTGCCACATACTTTATACCTTTAATCTCCATTTAACACCCCTAATTATTTTATTTACCTGTTCTTAGTTTTGCAAGTTCTTCTACATATCCGTATAGATGTAATCCTTTTGATGAAGCTATAATCTCGCCAATTTTTACACCTATTTCATCTGCCATATATTTCTGTAGTACTGCTATACCTGCTAAGTTAGCAGGGAATCCTCCCCACAAGTCCCAAGATCGGAAATACGGATAGAAGATTAGTTCACCTTCCTTTACTCTCATATCAATATGTCGCAAGCAAGGTGGGTCATCTAACAAACAATCTTGTGGTTGTCCTACCTGAAGTATTGCTTGATTAGTATTTGGTGTTTCTTTTAGTACTTTAATAAAATGGTCTATTTGATTTATATACCCATGCAAAGATAAGAACTCATCACCATAATCAGTTATATAATAATTATCTTTCTCAAAATCTATATCTTGAGAATTAGTAATTCTACTTCCATAAGTGTACTGCTCTTTTTCATCTATAGCATCTGTCATTAAATAAGGTAAGTACTCCTCGACATATCCATTGGCTACAGGATTGGGAATATTTAAATGAGCTGGAATTTGTGGAAGCATTAAATCATATGGTTCAGAATATGCTTTCTTAATTACTATTGTTATAAAATCAAATTCTAATCTTGTCTGCCCAACATAACTACCTTGTTGGATTTCATATTTAAACCCATATTCTTGTACTGCATTCACACATTGGAACCAAGCATCTGGTATATCTATTGCTTCTATTACTACTTGTTTAATCATCTATGATTCCTTCTTAGATACGGTTTAGAATTTTTCTGCGTCTATAGTATTAGCAGTCAATTTAGTAGATATACTTTCACCCTTTTGAAGACTGTTGTAAGCAGAGTTAAATATTTCTAACCATTTAGGAACTATACTATTTTCCCACGTCATATTAGTATGTACCCAAGCATAAGCATTTTCAGCTCTTCTTTTAGCTTCGGCCGGGTTGTTATAAATTTCTAACATGGTTTTAACCATAGATTCAACATCCACTAAAGGCCGCACAACCTCATTATCATTAGGTACTACTGTAAATAAACTAGGATTAGTTCCACAATCCACTAACCAACCCCTATCCTTAGTTATGTTTTCAACTATCGCTGTATTAGCTGGCATAATAATAGGCGTCTTTGTTGCCATAGCTTCGAGCCAACTTAGACCCCAACCCTCACCAAGAGTAGTACTAAGTATACAATCACTTGCATTATAAACCATATTTACCACTTGTCTTGGAAAACCCTGGTTCGGGCCGAAATTTTCAGGGAATATAACATCACTTGTTATATCCATATTATATGCTTTAACTACTTCCGGTAAATCCCAACCTTGATCTTGTTTAGCCATATGTAAATATAAAGTTGAATTTGGTACTTGCTTTTTAAACTCATAAAAAGCAGCTATAGTTCTTGGTATATCTTTACGTTGCTGATTTCTATTAAGGTTTGTAAAAATAAAATTATCTGCTTTAGAACCAAAAAACTGAGATCTAAAAGCCAACCTATCTTTTTCACCAGATACAAAATATTCTGAGGTATTAACGCCATGAGGCACTGTCAATATATTTTCCATACTAGGAATTATTTTAACTGCTTCAGCTTTACCATATTCTGAGTAAACAACTGGAACATCACACACATTTACATTAAGTAACCACTGCTCCTTTGGCGGGCCATCTATTGGAAAATAGCAAATAGACCTAAACTGTTTTCCACCTTTCCTAAGTCTATTGTGTAAATCTGGCAAAAATTCTAGTATAAATGTATCCTGCAAAAAAAATAAAATATCAAAATCCATCTGAGGAATCATATCAAAAACTTTTTTGCGGCCATATGGATCTCTATCATTATTTATTGCAGTAGGCCAAATTCTAAACGGAAAATTATGTGGATCTCCCCAAAAATTTATCCCAAGAACATCTATATCATACTTACCAGTGGCGTATAACCCACTTAAAATATTACGACTTACTGTCCCAAAACCAGTCGCACACGTAGGACTATCACAGTATGCTAAGACTTTTATTTTCTTTTGTTGTTGTATATCTCTTGTCATCTTTTATATCTCCATTAGTAATAAAATTATAATATTTCCCATAAAACTTCTTCGGATCTTTGTCTTTCTTTTTAATATTTTGAATTCTAGGAATAACCTGCATATTATCGGGGTGATGTAAACCACCCTTAGATAACGGTATTATATGGTCTACCTGAAAATCTTGACCCAAAACATCTGCCCATTTGTATAACAATCCAATTCTATACTTCTCATCTTTAGTCAATTTAACAGATTGATTTAACTTTACGGCTCTGCGTTTAGAAGATCGTAAAGCATCTCGATCCAAATTAAATCTACGATATAGTTTTTGTCTTTTATGTATGTCATCTCTGTGTTCAAAGTGATAATTTATATTATATTTCCTTATATCTTCACTATGCTCTCTATTATACTTTTTTCTATAGCCTGATATATAAAGAACATTATCTTTCTTATATTTTTTATTGTGATTATTTTGACAAAATCTACAATAACGTTGTATGCTAAAGGGATCACCACTTCTTCTGTTGAACTCCCAGAGAGCTTTGTGCTTACCACACCTACAACACACTACCCACATCTTTAATTACCCCCTTTAACTTTCCTTGAAGCCAAAAACGGTGTAGTATAATTAGTAGTAACAGTATTAGATATAATTTCCTTTACGGAAGGGTTTAGTTCCATGTAAGACTCAACTGATTTCTTATCTAGATTAACTAAACTAGAAAAGTCTTCAGGTGGAACTGCTTTAAAGACAGTCTCTAGATCATAACTAGATCTTGCGTTTTGTCTTATGTATATTTCTTTATCCAAACCTGCTAAATTCTTAGCATCCTTCTTTATTTTCTCTATCATAACCATTGATAATTCTCTTTCTCTGCTTTCCAAAATCTTTTTAACAGACTTTACCATTTCCCACTCTGCTACTAGAGCAGCGTCATCATAATTCATGGTGGGTAAGAATGTGTAGTCTGATTTCTCACAAGCCTCTTGATATGTGGTGCAATAATCTTTAAAATCACACCATGGGCAAAAAACGTTTAAAGATGCCCTGACGTCCTCTGATTTTAAATTTAGCATACTGTCATAGACCGCCTTTAAGTACTCTTCAAATTCTTGTCTCTGCTCATCAGTCCTATATGTATATAAAATTTCTGACTTAAGTAAATCTAACGCTAAAACCACCCGTTTATAGTTAGGAAATAGCTTTCTTGCAACTAAGTCATACAATGAAAGCTGTATATCAGACTTCATCTGTGAACCAGTAGGAGCAGTTTTAGAAGTTTTATAGTCTATAATTAGAACAGTTTCATCATCAACCTCTTCCACCTTATCTATAGAACCCATTAGGGGTACACCTAAATCAGAAACTACATCTTGACCACCGTCTTCGCCCCAAAAACCAAACTTTATTTCTAATCCTATTATTTTTTTGCCCGAAACAAAGTCTGCCAACCTTTTCTTAACCAGGTTCTTTCCTTCAAGATGCACTTCGTGATCTTCTATACCCTCTCTTACAGAAACTTCATCGTACTTTTCTAATATTTTTTTAATACTAGCTTTAGAAAACTTACCTTTTTCTATCCATATATTACCAGCAAGCTCTAGTGGTTCATGCACAGCTAAACCTAACTTAAAAGCTGGATTAGACAGCTTAGGTAGCTTATCATAATACGAAAACCAATACTTTTGCTTACAAGATAAAAAAGTATTTATTCTAGTTGCACTCAATTTTATTTTTTTAGCCATTTTTATACCCCATATAAGTAACCATATTCCTTCTCGTCTCTAAATTTTCTACATTCTAAAACATTATCACAATAACACAACAATTGTGCTAACGAATCTGTAATATCGTTGTGTGTTTTAAATTTAAACTTTTCTATATTGAAACTAAATATGTTTAAAATAAAATCAAACAAATTCTCTTTATTTTTAGCTTTAAAATAGGCCTTAACAGTGTTTGTATGTATTATGTAAGGTTCTATTCTGGCTCTTGACAAACAAACTTCCTCAGTGACTCCGGCAAACTTTGCTAATAGTACTAGGGTCTTAACATTTAACCCAGAGTAAACATCTTCTATAACTATATGTGTTGGGTTTAACTTATCAATGGTTTTTATTAAATCATTCCTATAACTGACAAGTCTTTGTGCCCTCGTAATCTTAGGACTAGTTTTTATAGTTCCAAACTTAAACTTACTGTTAGGTGTACTTAACGTAAATGCCCAACCAGTTGTCGAAGCTGATATATCTAGACTAAGAATTCTAAGCATCCAACTCCTCAATAATACCTTTAAATTGTTCCAAACTTTCTGTATTAAGTTTATTTAAGTCTGGAAATTGTATACCAGAAACAACCAGTATAACATCACCATTGGGGCCACCATTAAGACCGGCTCTGCCCTCACCTCTAAGAATAACTCTAGTACCTATGTTTGGATTTTGATCTATATTAAAACTAAAATTTTTATTATCTACTTTGACAGTACCTTTACCAGAGCACTCACTACAAGAATTCTTACCTATTACTCCCATTGCCCTACATTTAGGGCAAGGGGTTGACGATGTAGACATAAATCCAGGTCTTCTCTCTACATGCTGTATGAAACCACCACCGTGACACATGTCACACTCTGAGCTTTCACTGAAACCCTTCCCACTACAAACAGCACAACCTTGCTCATAGCTAATAGACGTGCTAAAAACACCACCAAACAAAAATATTTTTAGAGGGATTTTAGCCTCTATACCTATAATTTGTCCCTGCCTAGGGTCATTAATATTTGGCCTACGTGGTTGCTGTCTAAAACTACCAAATCCAGAAAAGCCCTTCATTATATTGTCAAATGGATTTGGATTATCATATGATCTACGTTTATCATCATCTGAAAGTGTAGAATACGCTTCGTTTATCTCTTTAAACTTATCCTCAGCCTCTTTATTGCCTGGATTTTTATCTGGATGGTGTTTCATAGATAATCTTCTATAAGCTTTTTTAATATCTTCCTTAGAAGATTCACGATTAACACCTAACATTTCGTAATAATCTTTCACTATCTAATCTCCCACTCAAAACCACAGTCTGGGCAATGATATAAATTTGGTTTTATCTCATAGGATAATGTTTCACACTTTATACATTTATGCATAATCTCTAGTGGTGTTTTTTCTGTACATATATCACTTAAATCATACTCAGCATTATCCAGCAGCTCTTGCATTATAGTCTTAAAGGGTAGTGGAAGCTCTTCCGAGCTATCTATAAGCTCTCCATCCAAAACTGTACAAATAATACCACAATTTCTACAGGCATAGTACATAAGCTCATTAGGCTCGCTACAGCAATCACAATGTACAACTTCAGTAAAAACCAACAAGGCATTAGGATTACCACACATTAAACAATCCATATTATTCTCCTTCCTCACAACCTTCTTCTGATTCCTTTACCAATAACATGTCGGCTATCTGCCCAGTCAAAGTCACAGTATCATCATCAAAATGAATTGAGTATGGGACAAAAAACTGATTAAATTTTAAGTCTGGATATTTATTAGTAGCAAAAAGCACTTTAGTAATAGAAGGTGTATATAATATTTTAGAAGCGTCATCAAACAAATCAAATTCTCCAGAATCTTCATCAAATATTTCTGGTGCCAGCTCATTATAAGTACCTTTTCTTGGTAAAGTTATTGTATAATGGTCATTGCTAATTTTGAACACGTAGTTTTTAGCTGGCAATAAAACCATAGGAGGTGTTCCCTTAATAATGTTGTCTGTCATAATAACCCCTTTAAGCTATTTGAACAAAGTTATCAATTACAACCTCTGTCCAATATTTTTTTTCTTGGCCGCCACAATGCTTACAGGCACCGTCGTAAGATCTCTCTTCAATATGGCCATGAATATGTATAAATGCATCCTTAGGTAAACTATCTAAACCTTCTGCAATACTATTCCAGGCCGCTATTTTTAAATATTGGGCCTTGTCCCCTATTGGAATAACTAACTTACCTTTAAATAATTTACTATTCTTCTCTCCTACTGTCTTTAGCTCTGGCCACTGAATTGTTCCCTTTAAATTTACAAAGTTTTCTCCGTCCATAATTAAACTTCTCCTTTAATAAAATAAGTATCCAAGTACTCATGTACTTGTTCTTTTGTTAAATCGGCTGGATCTAATCCATTACCGTTCTCATCAACTTCTTGTATAAATACTGGTAAAATATCCACTTTACTAGACATATCCTCTAAAGCTTTAGTTATACCACTAACTCCTGCAATGTCATTATCAAACATAACTACAACTCCCTTTAAAGCATACATATATAATAAAAACTGTTGCCCCTCTGTTATACTTGAACCCATAGTAGCTACTACATTTTTTATTCCATAATCATAAAGGCGCCAAACACTTTTAAATCCTTCTACAACTATTATAGGAACTTTATCAGCCATATCTACTACTTTATCTAAATTATATAAACAATTCTGCTTATCAAATCCCGGAGTAAGTATATATTTATCATCTGCTTCTACGTCTTTTCTTATATCTCTTAAACTATAAGCTAAAAGTTCACCCGTTTCAGCTCTTATTGGAATTATGTCTCTAATTAAATCTTGTTTATCTTTCCATCCGCCGGCAATTTCGAAGTAATCTAGTGTCTCATTTTTAAACCCATCGCTGTTAAAAAAAGAAGACCTATAGCCCTTAAACTTCTCTAAAGATGCTTCATTTACTGAATCTGGTCTCATAGTAATACTAGAATAAGACTGCATAAAACTATTTATTTCACGTTTACGTTTTGATTCTATAAAATCAACACCACTTATATCACCTACAAGCTGTTTTAAATAGGCCACAGCACCCATAAAATCTAAACCTAAAAGACCCCTTATTAAACCTATGGTGTCATTACCAAAAGTATCGTGACATTTATGTGTAAAACATACCCAAGTATGTGTTTGTTTATTAAACCTAAATGCAGTTCTATTATCGCCAGCATGTATTGGGCAAGAGCTCCTTATTTCTTTAGGTGTTTCTCTTTCAGCTTTAACACCTAAGTTTTCTAATAAATAATGAGCATCTACCGAATATTTTAGATAGTCAAGTTGTTCTTTGAAGTTTTTCCAACTGTCATCTTCTTTTTGTTTATAATAACTCTTCATCATTCCCCACCAAAGCACTATCGTTATTAACTATTTTGTTAAAATTAGAAAAATATTGCTTGTCAACAGGAACCTCTTTAATCTTCAAAAATTCTTTGAAGAACATATACCCTATACCTTCATTACTAGTAGAGCCACCCCTACGAGTATCCTTAATAATAAGTTTATGGGTGCCACTAGAATCACCCCCCATCTCTATCTCTTCTTTCTCTCTATCACTCCAAAGGCATACAACATCAGCGTATCTCGCTATCCTATCACTATCGGCTATATCATTAGCTCTATTTAATTGGACAGCAGTCAAAGCTGGTATATCCATCTCTCCTGCAAGGTCTTTAAGTTTTGTTGTAACATCTCCTAGTATTTGATATTCTTTTCTTTGCCTATCAACAGATGAACTATCTGGCTCCTTCAAATAATCAAAAATTATTAGGCCTATATTTTCTTTGTGTTTGTATTTTCTGTATAAAGCTACTAATTTATCAACCGAATAACCAGGCATATACTCATGAAAAAGTTTTTTCTTCTTGATAAGACGTTCAGCTTTTTTTAAAGACTGGTAAGCCATATCATCATAACCACCGTGTTTAATATCACGCTCTTTAACTCCAGATATAGTAGACAAAGATCTTGACCGCCACTCCTCAAAGGATAACTCCGTATCAACATACAAAACAGGCTTATCAAGTCTGTAAGCAACATGCAAACCTATGTTTGATAGTAAAGTACTTTTACCCATTTTCTTTCTGGCGGCAATAACTAAAAGTGTACCATTAATCATACCATCTATCTGTTTGTCAAGTATGGGATACCCAGTAGAAAGACCACTAAGCTCTATTCTATTATTTCGCCTAGCTTCTATATACTCCGAAATCCCTTCAGCAAAATCTATAGGCTCACTTATATTACAACCAGACATAGACAGATCAAGTATTTCGCCCTCTACTGCGCCTAAAAGATCAGCACTGGATAAACCCTCTTTAGAATTCCTTGATATTCTTTCTATATTATTATGTAATAATCCATACAACTTAAATTTAGTGGAAGATTCTATAACAGATTCTAAATAAAGTATAAAATTATCTGGGTCTACCGCCATATCATATATGGTTTTTATATACCTTATACCACCACAATCTTCTAATATACCCTTCGCTGAAGCCTCAGCTATAACTAAGTTAGGTTCAAATTTTTCAGATCCCCTTGTAGAAAGTTCAGCTAAAATAAACATTAACATCTCATGTTGACTATAGAGAAAGTCTGTTGGACGTAATTTAGAACATACTGAAAAATAATAAGATATATCTTTCATACAGCAAGCTATTAGAGCTCGCTCATCCATGGGCCTACAAAAAAGGTCTTTAAAACCTATAACATCCATTAATTTCTTCTCTCCTGTCTAACTTGGTATAACTCATTCTCTCTTCTAGTCAATTCCCTCTTAATAGTAGCTATTAACTCACTCATAACCTTATCTATACCCTCAACCTGTAGAAGCTCCTTGTATATCCCATCTAATTTACTCTGCATGTCCATGAGATTAGTATCAATAGAGATTAAATATTCTTTTATATCGGTCTTAGTCTTTATTTTTTTTAAATCCACCCTGTCTGAAGCTAAAATCAACGCTATCTGCCTATCAATATTTTTATTTAATCTGTATTGCTCAGCCCTTGTCAGATTTTTTTGATATGTAAAGTATACAAGATATTGTGATAGAGCCAGGGCATAAGAACTTAATACTGCACCATCAACATAATCTAATTGCCTTGGATCTAAACCCCAGATTTCATCTAACAAATCACTATTTATCTTAATTTTAGTAAAAGATAATGCATCTTCGTTCATTTGTCAACCCCTCTAAGAAACTTTATCGTCCTCGGAACGTTCTTTTAATGACCTATTATCATAAATACCAGTACAAAATAATTCATGAGCAATAACATTTCCAGCTGCATCTAGTATAGGTAAATAATGTGCTTCCATCGGCACAGCCTTACCACCATATACTATGTCGATTTGTCTGCAGTGTAAACTTAAATCACAATATTTATACTCCCCAACTATCGTACCATCTTTAAGACATTTAAAGTCAGCACAATCTTTACTGTATTTTATAGCATCATTGCTTTCTTCAATACCCATAATTATACCTCTTTTTTAAAATTAACTGATATCAACCCTTATGCCAGTTTGGCATAATTTAGTCACTATAATTGTACTTACTATCAAATGCTTTATGCATTTTTTTAGAAATTAAATCTACTGTTAACTCCTCATTCTCAAACAATCTAACTAAGTACAAATTATTTTCTTGAACATATTCTATCTTTAGATTATCCCTATATTTCTGAGCCTTAAAATTATCCGCGGTACCATGGAAGTGTTTAACAAACTTATTATGTTGGGCTCCCTGACATTCAAAAAACATCAACTGCTCTTTTACATAAAAATCAAAAAATAACCTTGTGCCTTTATAATTAACAAAATGTTCAGCAAAAACTCTCCTATGAGGATTTGCTGGAAATAGTTTATCAAGGATGCTTTGGGCTTGGGTTGCTATGTAACTCATATATCTCCTTTAATCCAGTTCTTTCCAAAGTTTCTTCACGAATTTTTTTATACATATCATGATTTTTTATATCTTTAAAGAAAGATACTGCAGTTAATTCGCCGTTAGCAAAATTTTCATCTTGATATCTATACCAAGAACCGGCCTTATCTACAACACCTAAACTTGTAGCCAAGTCAAGAGTTTCCCAATGGTAATCATATCCCTTACCATAGATTAAGTTAATATTAGCTTTTTTAAATGGAGCAGCAAGTTTATTTTTAACTATCTCCACCTCGGTTTTATGACCAACAACCTCTCCAGAGGAAGCATCAATGATCCTTCTACTCTTAGCTTCTGGGCCTCTTATAGCTATTCTACCAGTTGCATAGAAGGGTAGGGCTTCTCCGCCAGTAGTAGTTTCAGGATTACCATAGGAACCAATCTTTAAGCGTAGTTGATTTATAAAGATTAGAAGAGTGTTAGTCTGGTTTGCTATTGGAGTTATTTTTCTAAGGGCCTTACTCATAAGTCTAGCTTGTAAAGCCATATGATCTTTATCTATATCATCCTCTGCCTCATCACGTGGTATTAGTGCAGAAACACTGTCGACTACTGCAACACTATAAGCCCCAGTTTTTATATAATGCTCCAGTATATCTAAGTTCCCTTCCCCATCAAACCCTTGAACAATTTTAAGCTTCTCAGTATCTACACCATAAGCTCTAAATAAATCTGGGTCTACTGCATGTTCAGCATCTACATATAGAGCCCTCAACTTACGTCTTTGAGCTTGAATAACTACATTTACCGCTAAAGTACTCTTACCACTTCCTGGCGGGCCAAAAATTTCATATATCCTACCAAAACCCATACCACCATTACCTAGAGCGTTGTCTATACTTAGACTTCCAGTACTTATGGTTGGTATTGCCATATCTTCATGATCGGATAAAGAAAAAACAACCTCTCCATATTTTTTAATAATAGCTTTATGAGCCAAATCTAGTTTTTTTTCTATAGTTGACTCATCATCTGCCCCTGTACTTATAACTATTTTTTTCTTTGTCATTTAATCCTCCATTTTCTCTAACAAACTATCTAAATCTTTAAATCCAAGGTCTTCAGTACCTTGTGCATTTATTATTCTATTTTGTAATTCTTCCAACTCGTCTTCCATTTTTGAAACTATTTTTCTATTCATTATTGATATAGCTTTATCAGTTACCCACTTTAAATTAGACTGTCCTAATATAGAAAAAGAAATCTGATATTTAAATTTAAACTCCTCTTCATGGTCAAAAATAGTTTTTATTATTTCTGCGCACTCGTTTAAAGAATGTTCCTTACTGGCCCCAGTTGACACCATTCTTGCCTCTAAAAATTGTTTAGCGGTGGCTCTATCACGTGATATATTAAAAGATGCACTGTGATATTCTGGATACTTAGAGTCTAGATTAGCATAAAAATATTCTATTAAATGATCTAGATTTTTTATCTTCGTATTGTAAGTTTTAGGTTTAGTAACCTTGTATCCCCTAAACCTTAAATAATTAACACAGGCTTCTTCTAACTTAAGATCAATATTAGGAGAATCAAATAGACTTTTCTGAGTACAGTCCTTTATTGCAACCCCCAATGCTAACAAAAATTTATCCTCTTTCATTTTAGCGACTCGACAATGTTCTTATAATTGATTTTTGATTATTAAATGTACTTGAATCTAAAATAATATGTTCACTTTTCTCATGAAATTTCAGAATAATATAATCATCCCTTATAGACCCTACAATGTTTGCTAAACGAACCCCATCAACATCAGATTTAATGGATAAACCACCAGCAATATCTAGCTCAGTATCTACTCTTACATAATCATTGTATATACTAAACAGTTTGTCTTTTAATTCCAAAATAATTCTAGAATTATCTTCAGGCGATAGGGACGATTTAAATGATGCTAAAGAACTAACAAAAAATTCTTTACTTAAATTTATGTGACTACAAAAATCGTTTATCTGGTTCTCATATAATGGGAAATCATGGCCTATCAAAAGACGGCCGGTATATACTATATCACCAAAAGTAACACTAACTTTGTTCTCCTTAATTTCCCAACACAAAGACACATCATTATATAACAGTGGCTTAAGTCCACTAACAAAACTATGGCTTAATATATATACTCCGGCCTTGTGCTCACTTTTGTTATCTGTTCTATATTCAGATAAAGCCACACCATCAGAGCCTACAAAAATTATACTATCATTATTAAATTTAATACACATACCTCTTAGAGCAGGAAATCCTTGATCAACTTTGGGATCTATAATAGAAAAAACTTTATTAACAGCCTCTTTAAATATATTAGAAGTTATTCGAAAAGTTTCACTGGTAGGGTTATACGGTTTGGGTATTATAGCGGAGTCTAAAGTTGATAATTTAGAGTCACCTTTGGAGGACTTGTTTGGAGTATAAAAACTTTCTGTAGTTATTTTAATATTACGTTTATCTGAAGAAATATTAAATAACTTTACCCCTAGTTTACCATCCCAGAGTTTGTAAGATGACACGAACGAAGATACTCTTGAATAGGGTATAACAGTTGTTCCCTCTTCTGCAATCTCGGCCAGAGAGGTTTTAAAAACTAAGGCATTTGAACCATTATTTGCTGTAAAAACTACTTGGTTGTCAAAAGCTTCTAGTAAAAATGCTCCAGTAAAATCATCAGCATTGAAGCTAACAATGGAACTAAGAGCCTTGACAGCCTTTTGAAGAGCTGCAGCGTCTATACTAAAATTCATATTACACCTTTTCCCATTTAATTAAAATAATATTATACTATATATAATAGTACAAATGTCATAGTTTGTTCATGGATATATATAATATTTCCTTGTCCTAATTATAATACATAAATTTTATTTGTCAAGTATTTTTTTTAAAGTTTAGATACAGAAGAATTTAATCCTAAAATTACTGTAAATCCTGATGGTGTTATTGAAGCGCCCAGCGAATCATTAGAATCTACTTGGTACATGGGGGTTATAATTCCACCTAAAAAACTAAGATTATTTATACTGTTTACATAAGCCATTAAATCGTTTTGAGGATATTCAGTAACATAGGCTATAGCAAAGCGCATGGCCTCATCAACACTAGTAAATTTTCTTAAATCATACAAATTAGTCGCTTTATGTAGCCTTCTTTTAAGTTTAAGTTTTGTATTTGCTGGTAAATATGTTCTAACATCCAGAACCCATTTATCAATTACATCCTTGCTCCAAGCGTAGTCTCCGGCTGGGCTGTAATAGTAATCTTTAACTATGGATTTAAATGACATTTCTATGGTCTCAAAAGATTTAAAAACCCCATCATAGGTTCTATAAATAGCTGTTTCTCTATTTTTTATATATGAATCAAACGTATATGAAGCTAGTTCTTCACCTACAACATTAGCATTTAGACCAGTATACCTTAAAGTTCCACGTACGTATGCATTTAAAAGATTTCCGCCGTCAAAAGTTTTTATAAACAATCTGTACTTATCCTCAACAAAGTATGAACTATTCTTTACAATAACACTTATTTTAAATTTGTCAATAACAGTATATGAATCCGCCCAACCAATACTGGCTGAAAGCGTAGCTGGTTTATAGTCATACATTAATGGTCTTATAAACGCATATAAATCACCTTTATATCTACCATAAAGAAGAGCGTTTAAGTATGAATACCCTGTTTTAAAACAAGGGTAATTTATGGTTGCAGATAAATTTTTATTTGCCAGAGTAGAAATATTCACAACAGTAGTAAGCCTTATCATTCTAGGACTAATTGCAGCACGAAGGTTACTTACATAACCTAGTGAGCTTATAGAGGCACCTAAAACATATGATCTATCAGCTTGTAGATAAGCTGACAAGTATCTAACTTCCCAAGGATGTATCACAGCTGGCAACATTCTATATATCCTAGTATCCTGCTTAGACATTATAGAAGCACTAAGAGTATACCAAGAACCAACTGAGTTTATAATACCTACCAAATTATATGGGTAGGCCTGTCCTAATATTATACCCTGTAAATCAAGAGTAGTATAAGCATGTAATAAGGCTGGTAAATATTTTGGTCTTACAGATACTAAACTAGCACCCAAATACCCCAAATATTTTGCCCTAATGCTAGCGGATAATAGATCCCAATAAAATGGTAATATACTTCCAGATAAATCTCTGTTTTCAAATCCTACACCTACTATTCTAGAAATTAAATTTCTAAACATATCTGTACTACCGTTTATAGTAGCACCTAAGTCATAAGAAAGTATTTGATTTAAGTAAGCACCTAAATCTTTTCCGCCCCAACCACGTGTAGAAGCACTTAAGAACTCTTGAGGATAAGATTTTATAAAGGCTAACAACTCACCAGCTAGAATAGGATAAATGGAAGCTGATATTGCATAAGCAGTTTTAGCATGCACTGCTGCTGATAAAAATTTCTCATGCCACGCATGTGTGGAAGCAGGTAATAGGCCTATTCCATGTTGCCTTGCAGTTAAATGTGCAGATATATCTACAGGATCGTGTGTTCCTGAAAAACTAAATCTAATATCAGTGGTTTGCCAACCATAAGATAGTGCTTGTAAATTACGGGGCACTTCTAAATACCAAGGCCGTAAAATAAATTTTATATTACCTGGTAAATGGGTTGATATAGTTGTAGGTAAGTCTAAAGTTTGCCAACCATAAGTATAGGCCGCTATATCAGAAGATGATGTCTGAAACGTATGTAAATACATAGATAACAACGTACTGTATGATGTCTGAAAAGCATGTACATAAGCACTAATATCAATAGGATCATGGGCTGCTAAACTAGCTAAAAGGTTGCTAATCTGCCAACCTTTTATTATACCTCTAATATCTCTTATGCCACCATAAGTACATCTACCCTGTAATATCTGAACTCGACCAGACCTATAACCAACCACATATTTGGGACAGGTCTTTGGATAGGTATAAGTTTCATACCAGTATGGGTGCATTACATTTATGGCAGCCTGTAGGTTTCCAGAACCACTAGGATATTTAAACCTGAACAACAACTCTCTACTATCAACAGTGTAGCCACTTCCAGTAAAATTGAAAGGTAGATTAGTGCTTACTGGTGCTACATAGTTTATGCTCATTTAAACTCCTATATTTATATCAATGATATCCGTTCTTTCTAAAACTTCGTCAAAACCACCCTTCTTATCTATAAGATAACTATCTGTCAACACTGTTCTAGATAAATCTACTACAGAAAAAGAAGCTCCAGCACCGTTAGTGGCTACATATAGATTACCAGAATTTATACTAGCTGTAGGGTCTGCCCAAACAGATGTAAAATTCTTGCTGGTACCAGCTAATATTACATAAGGTTCAGCCATATTTTAAACTCCTGAACTTGTTGTATATATATTGTATAAATTTGCGCCCTCATCATAAACGTATACACCATTGTCTGTAGCTAAAAACAATGTGTTATTTATTCCACTAGTTGCTGTATGTTCAGTTACATAAAAATCTACTAAACAAGTCACATCTCCTAAAAATCCAGAGCCAGTTGTATAATAAGTATCTGGTAACGACCAGTCGCTAGTATTACCATTTAATCTATTTATGCTCCAATATTCTGTTCCAGATACTGTGTAATAATAATAATCATTTGTTGGAGTCACAAAACATTTCTGGGCCCCCGAAATTTCTGTATGTGTTACGTAATGTGTATCCCTTCTTATTATATCTATACCTATATCCGTACAACAAATAAGCTTTGTTTGATTACCATGAAGATAACGTATATTGTTACTTGATATAAAAGGATCTAATACATAGTCTAATAGGGTCCAGAAGAGCTCTCTTTGACCTATATCAGACTTATTTATTGTTTTTATACCATAGCCGCCTGTGCCCAAGAAAACGCGCTCATCGTCCGCCCATACAGTTGTAAACCCATAAGGAAATGTAACTAAAGACTCCCTTTGTTCTGTATAAGTCGATATTATTTCAAGGCCGCTTGTTGTAGCCACATAAACATAAGCATCATCAGTAAATATTTGATATAGTCCAGCATAGCCTACAGCACCTGAAACAGTTGTACTAAACCCCCACTGCCTGGAGTCATCACCTGTCCACTGCCAGCTTTCTATATCATACCACTGATTTGTCATTTTCTATTCTTTTATGTACCCCCATCAATTACTGTAGTATTTGGACCTGAAACAACTTTCCAAGAATAGACGCTGCCCTTTTTAACAGCATAAAACGAAAATGAATTACCACTTACTGGACTTGTTATACTAACCTTATCTCCATTATCTAGCTCCTCACCATCTAAAAATATTTTATCACTAGATTTTGGTTTCAAATGAAAAGAACCAGAAACAGAAGTTATCTCTACTGTAGAGCTCAAACCTTCTTCACAATCTGGAAGGTAGGCTATGTTTTCTGTTTGCTGACCATCATTATTTAAAATAGAACTACGACACTGATCAGCTGTTAAATTAATACCACTTGTGGATACTAAAACCTCCCTATAAGTTCCAGATATGGCTTTAAATGTAGCACCCGTAAGTTTTTTATCAGTACCAGCCGAGCTAAGAACAAACAAATCACTATCAGCTATTATAGTTGCTTCAGTATATTGACTAACATCTACAAACTCGATACCACTAGCTGTTGAACGGAGGTACTTTCCTTCATCATAAGAACTAGGTGTGTCAGTAAGTTCTAAGATCGTAGTGGCTGCTGAACTTCCTGAGACTGTTACCCACTCAGTGCCATCAACAGTAGATCTTAGATATTTACCCTCGTCATAAGAAGAGGGGGTATCGGTTAAATTTAAAAAACTTCTGTCTGTCAAACTCAAAAAGCTTTTGTTGGTTAAATCTGACAAACTAATTTGACCGCCCTGGCCCTCAGTGTCATCATGAACATGTTCTGGAAAAGATCCTTCTGGCCCTACGTTTATTATACCATAGAGGATATCTATCAAGTTAGCTGTTAGGACCTCTTCATCAATAGTTACAGTAGTATATTGTGAGGAATATGATGAAGAAACTATTGTAGAGTATTTTACACCATCACTACCACAATCAGCTTTAATTCTTCGCCCCGCTGTAAAATCAGCAGTAAGGTCATTATTTACTTTAAATTGATTAGCACTAATATACATAGCTAACATTTATTAAAATCCTCCTTATAGTCTACCCAAAGGAATCCCAGCATATGGTATCCCAGAGGCAGTTAACCCTTGATTAAAAGCAAAAGACCCTGATATGGTAACAGGAAGAACTTTACCATAAATTAAATGGTTAAAACTATTTCCTTCATCATTATCATAACAAATAACATCATGTTCTTCATAATAAGGAGTTTCCAGAAAAAAATATCCAGTACCACTTACAGATATAGTACTATCAACCACAATACCCGTAGAAGATCTAAAGGCTTTTACCTCTCTAGAAGCTGGCTCTCCAAATTCAGTAACATAACCTTCCATATAATACTTATAAAAATCCGGCAATTGATATGCATAAAAAAATACATAAGAATTCGTGCCAGTGCTAGAACTATTTCTTGTTATTCTTACTGTATTTCCATCATCAAAATCAAGTCTATATATTCCTTCTCCATAGTAAGAAGGATTAGTTGTATCAACTCTAGTTTCTCCCTGCATAGAAGCAAGTAATGCTATAGATCTATTTAGATCATACTCTTCCCCAGCTCTTTTCTTTAATGATGCTATAGTTGTATAAGATCCAGCGCTCATAGTTATATAATCTGAAGTAACTTTAAAACCTAGATTACATAATTTATCACTTATCTCTATTACCTGAGTGTTCAACTCAGTCATACCATAGTTACCATCACTTTTATTAAATTGTATTAAATCATCCTGTCTATGGTAAACTCTAAATAAATTTCTAGCTGGATCGTCGTCATTCGCATTTGTATTCCAAGAGGCCAGCACAATACTTCTATCCATATCAGCAAAATAATCCATGGTAGAATAAATATCTGTGCCGGCACCAACACTATTTCTATAAAGATGCTGAACTTTCCAAAAATCATCCTCTTCAGTACACTCTATAATATACCAAGATATAAATATATAGTCGGTAGAGTTGAATCTAGTAAATGTAACTGTGGTTGAATTAGAGAAGTAGGAACAAACTTTAATGGGACTATTATATACACTTGAAGTCAAAGTATGTGTATAAAAAACTATAAAAGCTCTTTCAGTATTTACCTCATTTATAGTAAAATTTTTCGATGTACCAGCGAAATAACCATCACCGTACTGTACTTTTATATCTTCAGAGAATTCAAATATATTTAATAGAATATCCCTACTTGAATTTGCTGCTCCACCATATCTCATAATAAATCGATCAGGCGATTCATACCTATATATAGCAAAATAAAGGTCTGACATATCTGGCGAAGAAGAATACTCAGTTCGTGTTATAAAAGGAACACACTGGGCCACATTTTGACCTAAAGTTAAATAGATATTCCATAGTGTTCCAGTTCCTGACAACTCTTCTCTTTGGATAGAATTGATAACAGATCTTGTTCTAGTCATTGGTACTATATTATTATCAGTATAATAATCATATCCTATCCAATCTATTAATAGTGGATATACATGGGTATTAGCGGCCGTACCATATTTAGAAACTTCTATTTCTCTAGTTTCATAATCGGTTATTCTCATAGTCACAAAGGCTTGAGACAGATAATCCGCCGATGTAGTATCACATCTTGTCGTACCGCTCTGTGCTGGGAGCATAGCTGTTAAAGCGTTCTCATGCCCTACAGCATCAGTAGAATAATAAAGTAACGAAGTGTCATTTCCTCCAGTTAGTGCAGGCGACAGCATTTGAATATGATTCATATTATCCACAAATTTAACTAAAGTTACGTAACAATACAAATAATAATTACCATCACTTTTATCCATATAAACTGGATAAAACTCTCTATTATAGTAAGATCTAACATGTCCTCTGCTTGGATAAGGAGAAGGACAATTAGTAGCAAAACTAAAAACATGAAAAGTTGAGTATATAGGCCAGTTATATGTTTCATCCAGCCACCCATTGCTAGATACACAGTTTCTAAGAGAATGCTTGGTTACAAAATGATTTCCTAGATCTTCTACTACAGAAAAAAATACCATGTGTGGATAATTACCATTGATGCCTTCTCTGTAAAGTTCAACCGTAGACTCATCCAAAAATGAAACTCTTGTAGCAGTATAGTACATATAAGTATAAGTATCTGTAGATAATACTTTAGATAATAAAAAACACTTCTCTATATTTGACACCTCATCAATAGTAACATTGGTAGTAGTAGCTCTTGTAGCCTGTAATTTATGTTGAACTTTAACCTGATCTGGCCAAAATTCCACCACACTAACATCTATATACATATGATAGGCAGTTGTGTACCAATGTTTGAAACAAACTATTCCTGGATCTACAAACCAAACACAAACTGTATAGAAAGAAGGATACTGGTATGTCGCACCACCAGATTTAAAAGTAGCAAATATAACACAATTCCTCCAGTCTTGGCCTTTAGATAAAGCCTTTGCTCCAAAATAATCTTCTAGTGTAAATCTAAAATTCTCGACAGATTTAACAAAAGATTTTCCTACACCATAACCTTCTGGTATTGGATCGTCATTAGTACCGAGGTCAATATCAATACCTGCCCAATCTACTATAGCATAACTTGAAAGAGAATTTAGTACTGGTATGGAGTCTTGCTCGAAAAGAACCCCACTGCTTGTAGTAAGTTCTATTGATGTAAATAATCCGTTCTTATATGCTTCAGTTGAGGTACTTATTTTGCCGGTGCCTTGTAACACACCATAAACTGGAATAGAAGTCTCATGGTTCCATCTAAAAGGAACTCTATTATCTTGGTTACTTGAAAGGTCTCTAAGGTAAGAAGTTTCATTAGCATTAATAGCGTGTGGCGTGTCGGTCTCATATGGGGTATAAACTTTAGTTGTATCTAAAAACTCAAAAACTTGAAAATAATAATAAATATTATAGTTACCGTCATATTTATCCATTCTTATGACGTTTTCGCCTAAAAGATATGCTCTAAACGATTCTCTACTAAGATATGAGACGGAGTCAGAAGCGTAGGAAATAAAATAAAACATCCTTAAATGATCTACAACTGTATTATCTGCATATATGTAGTCCTCTACATCAGCCCCAAAAGAACTTTGATTATGTGTTACTTTAAAATTTTCACCCAAATCTTCAAATAAAAACCAATGACCATCACAACTTCCATTAGTATTATTTCTATAAAAATCTATAGATGTTGTATCTACAATCCTTCCTCTAACAGCATGAGGTGATATGTACGTGAGATCACTACTACTTCTCCAAGCATGTAACATAGCAGCCTTTCCTACACCGCCGCTTATAGTTGTAGGTAGCGTTACAGTGTCGGTTGTGGAACTTGTTACATCAAAGGTGCCTTGTTGGACCCTAACTTCAGTAGAATTAAATTCTACTATATAACATTTAACTGTAGCTGTATTAGACCTCTGATTCCACCTACGGCAGTTTAGAACTCCAGAAATAGTTGTGCCAGAAAAGTAAACATCCATAAATTTAGAATCATAATAATATCCTTGTGAATGGCTGGTAAAAAACGGAACACAATTCTCATAATTCTGCCCTTTAGATAGATCTGTACTAACACTGGCATCAGTAGCATTAAAATTAAATTCTATATATTCAACAGATTCTACAAAGCTAGAAACTGACATAGTTTATACTCCTAAACAACATTAAAATCATTGTATTCTGGAAGCTCCTCATAACTGATTAATTTATTATTAGACACCATGTTAAAATACTCATTAGCTGCAAACATAATACCATGGGTGTCTTCGATCTTACAACTAGAAGTAGCCCATATTTGACTTATATCATTCGAGCCGGCCAAAATTCTATATGTATATGCTTCTTCTACTAATTCTCTCAGTTCCCACTCTCCTATTATTATTCTACCATCTATAGCTCCCCAATTACCCCTACAATAAAGTCTAAATGACCAATAACCTTTTTCATTATGATTAAAGGAAAATATCTGCCAATAATCGAGTCCATAATAGTGTTGTACAGTCGGGGTATATGTATAAGTCCAATCAAGTAAATTATCCCAGTTCACATTATCTACTGATCCTTGGAGAGAAACCTCTTTGGGAAAATTAAATTTCCAATTACTATAAGTTGCCGGAGACAATCTAAGTTGAGACACATAACTTTTTCTATCCCGGCCTAAACTTTCCATTAATTGCCATTCTTGAATCTTTATATCAGCATTTCCCTGGGTGTTTAAAACATGTAATATATAGTATCTATAATAACCAACGTTAGTTAAAATATAGGATTGCCAATCTGTAGTATATGCAAAAGTACCTTCTAATAATTTATTTTTACTGCTATAATTATATATAGGGTTGCTGTTAGAACCATATAATATAAAATCCTTTGGGGAAGCATTCTGATCTGAAGTGCATTTAACTCTAAGGGCACCTACAATTTGTTGACTTGGAAATTTAATGGCAGCCCAAGCATTTGTAGACTCAGCATGCCAAAAATTTCTATCCATATTATCAGTATCACTATCTGATAATTTTGACGCATTATATTTGTAAACATGGCTTGAATCATAGTGTACATAACCTTTACTCACTAAATTATTATCCGCCCAAGCTGTGTGTATAGTAAGCCCAACTAATGGCTGTTGAGTAGCATTATCATCACTAATCCAAACGTCAAAATCTGAACTATAACTATTATTAGAGAGCCTATATGGATCACCACCAAAAGAACTTTCATGATGAAGTATAGTATTTGTTATATCAGGCAAAACTTCTCTATAATCCTGTGTACCTGGCAAAATAGCTTCATATGGTATATATAAATCCCGAGCATCTAGAATTGCCGTAACTTGGTCATACTCCCTTATACACATCCAACTTACATAGCTTGGGGTGGGGCCTCTATACTGATAATACCCTATGTAAGTACCATAAAAATCTATATTAGTTAGTCTAGTATCTCCTTCTACTTTTCTATATAAAGATACTTCTGTATCCTCCATACCATTAGATCTGTTTCTCCAAGCCACTTTAACAACATCCTCAAAATCTTCGTAAGATATGTTACACTCCTGGTACGTATAAGAATTTAATCCTATATAATTAACATCTGTATAAGAAAAATTATTACTTCCTAACTCTACATTCGTATTTATTCTGTAACTATACATGTATTCTATAGTAAATGAGTTTTCTATACCTTGAAATACAATACCAAGTCCTTGATCAGCCATCGCCCACGCAGTGTCGTAGTCGACGGATGTGCCAAAATCCCCATATAAACCAATATCCACTCTCCAAGAATTGTGGCCTGATAAAGGAGAAGTTTTTGTAGTTAAATGATAATTTTCTGAATATGGTAATTTATACCCCCAACCATCTACATGCATTTCCTCATAATTCCAACGAATCCATTTACTTGAATCCAGTGAAATACTATTAAAATTCTCATAGAATATAAACTCTAAATCTTCTGGGTCAGACACATCTGGAGCTTCTGCGTTTCCCCAATATGCCATAAGGTCAATACTATTCTCAAAAACATCTGGTATTTTAAAAAATATAGTGGCCTGCATAATGGTTTTATGCCAAAAAGCAATCCACATCTTTAAGGTAGAAGGTCCATATCTACTATCAATTAATCTAAAATCAATACCAGTATCTTGAAGTAAATCAAAATTAAAGTTGGTAGAATTTAAGTCTAACCTAGCTATAACATCAGACCCATCAACCACTTCTCCAGTGTAATAAATAGGTTTATTGTAAATATAATCATATATTATTATAGGCTCTCCATAATCTGGCATTTAAACTGGCACCTTCCAATTAACTTTTAAATCTACACTATAATCAGAACCTACACTGGACGTTTCTGGAACTTGCGTTTTAACATAGGCATTTTTTGAAGTATTTGGGTATATATTAGAGATCTCCAATAAGTTAGACTGGTTAATTGATTTTATTAACTGATTATCTTTGTAGTGATAGGCATAGCCCTGATTTAGATAAAAATTTTTCACGACCATTTGGCTGCTTTGTGAATAATGAGTTAATACAAAATAAAATAAATCACCTAAATCGTTTGTTCCGATGGGGATTTCATAACCACCATAATCCCAAGTACCCTCAGAAAGCCAATAAATTCTATAGTGGGTTGAAGTAATATATAATCTAAATACCGAGTCATACAGATTTAGACTATCATAAATGATGACCCTTTGTGTATAACTGGGGTTACCAACTGAGTCTCTATAGTATGCTCTACTATCACTGGTATATGGATGTGGTATATTCCAATAGAACTTTATCCATTCACCTTCAAAACCATCAGAAACACTGTAAGCATCTAGATAAAATCTTTCATTTCTACCAGTGGCAACACCATTTTCACCAAATTTGTAATAAATCAATATATCTAAAACTCCGGCTGCGGCTAGGCCAAAAACAACCCTATCTTTAGTGGATATGTATGAATTAGTAGATGTTGTCCAATCAGGAGTCATTATAAGATCATTAATAGCAGTATCAACATAAACTCTATCTAGGGCCGGATAGTTTTTCCAATCGCCCCAAAAAACATCTCTTGGTCTAATGTTGCCATTATCAAAACTATCTGAATTAACATAGGTTACAGTAGGGTCAGTTATTAATTCTGGATATCTATCTATTGGTTTTTGATCTTTAAGTAAAAGTCGTATTTGGTAGTACTGATCTTCAGAAAATATATAATTATCAGTAGATATTTTATACCACTCTAAATTGCTCCAGTATGGGTCTATACTTAAAGGTGTTTTAGATAAATAATTTTCTTCGGTATACTTTTGGTATATAATGCCTGGAGAAGATCCTGTAACATTATATGCTGGGGCCCTGTAAACCTCCAAGCGTCTACTTATTTTAGATATAAATCCAGACATCGAGCCATTAGCTAAATCACTAGTATCAGCACAATATACTAGCACACCATCTGGAGTAGGCACCAAATAAACTGGAAAAACCATCTCTATTTTAAAATCATATGTTCCCTTATGCTCGCCAGAAACATATAATCTAGCCACAAACAAACCATCTATAATCCAAACAGCCTCACTACCATCTTCATCTAAAACTAAGTATGATATATTTTCATCAGATACATCATAAAGGCTATATTCAGGTAAATAAAGCCCACTACTTTTAATTCTATGTATATCTTTACCGTTAGACACCATTATGCCCTTATCAGGCATAACAGCTATGCCACCAACATTTCCTAAAATATCTTCATCAACATAAGTTAATAAAACTTCTCCGGAATTACTTAGCTTTACGACTGTTGCTGTGTCTGGCAACGTATACCATAAGTATTTATCATCATAATCAGCATCAAATTTTCCAATAGGTAGCTGGCTGATTTCATACCATGTAAATAATATATTTAAATCAGCATCTAGGTACATTAAATAGTACCCAGGCCTATATGCTGGTAAACTTGTATTGCCGCCCTCACTAAAGAAATGTACCCAAAATCCGCCAGTAGATACTATTCTACAGTCATACCAAGTTAGTAATATTGCATTATACGATGAGGCGCGGTTCATCTCCAAATAATTAGCTGAATCCAGTGGCCCAGAAATAAACCAATTATTTCCTGAACCATAACCAGTAAGATATCCTTCACAAACATGTCCTACCCAACGTTCTCCTACTGAATCTACCCTTAAATTATAGTGAGTAAATCCACCTGACTGCATCGAAACACCTATTTGTGCACCATACCCTTTAAGAGTACCACTGTACAACCACCTGTCTACAGAACCTACCGTAGCACCAGACTGTCTCATTTCCCTAAAGATGGCGTAAGGTGTCGGGGCCTCTTCACTATGACGTATCTCTATAGTATCAGATGCATCTTCCAAGTCAACTCTTAAATAACCACCATGGTCACCAACTTTATCAATAAAAATATTATTATAATTACCATCAAGTTTAAATATAGGGGTCTCATATGTACCCTCAGTAAGCCTTGAAACATAGCCTGCACCATAATCAACATCTGTGCCAATAATCCTAATATTTTCATTATGCAGTTGTACTTGGTTTGCTATACCATAACTGTAATTATATTTATCTAAAATCGTGTCGCTTTCTGAATAGACTTTTTGCCAAGGGCCATCTATGTTAGCTGAAATAGATGTTATATTATATATCTCAGTTGAATCAGCCTCTAATGTAACAAAAGCATTAGCAATAACATTACTACTGTTGTATATTGGAACTGTAGATATATATTCATCGCCGCCGCGGGCCACCTCAATGGATTCTGAACTAGCTAGGCCTGTTTCTCCAAAATCAACAACACTATCATCATTTAAGGCCCTAAAACCATACAGTGTTCCAGAAGAAGTGACGGTATGTTTAAATCTAAAATATCTAGGGGCAAAAATAGCTCCAGAAATGGTTGTAAAAAAGGTATTAGTACCAGAAACTAAGGTAGGTAACTGAGTAAAATCTTCAAAATTCTCTTCCTTATAGTAAAACTCTAGATCTGATGGTGTGGGGGTATCTGAGTAAAACTTGTATTCAAACCTATCAAGATGTATCCTCCTACCAAAATCAAAATCCATAATGAGTATGTCAGACCCACTTAAGGTGGTAATAGGAATATTTCCATATTCTGCCAACCTATGTATATCATAAAAGCCTAGATCCTTTGTTCCACTAACAGTATCTAATGACCAAATAGCTCCTTCTAAAACATTATATTTCATATTAAACTCCCACGTCCCAACTACCTAGTATTTTAGAAGTACGTTTCTCAGCGCCAATTAAGTTTTCAGGTAATCTAACTTTAACCCATATAGGAATTTCATCGTTTACTGGAACCTGTTCAAAAAAGAAGGGTAGCTCAGTGCTTCCTACCTTATAAAAGGTTACATTATCTTTAGATATCTCTATAAAATCACTTGGTTTGCTTAAACGTCTTTGTGTAACTATTGAACCATATGTAGAATCTGAAAAATCAGTTTTACAGTAATTATATATTTTTAACCTACTAACAACTGCATCCATAGATGAAGCTGTTGGGTCAAATCCTTGTGTTTTTTGAGCCAGAAGTCCTTGACCTCCTAGAACAAAATTAAAATGTTTATCATCACTGACACTCCAAGTATTAGTACTTTTTGCAAAAAGATAGTTATTAATATAAACCCTTATTGTACTAGCATCTGATCCTATTCTAGTGCCATCGTTTGAAAAAACAAAAGCCATATGAAAAGACCTATCTATAGAATTAAAACCAAATCCACTAACTATGAATAAATTAAAATCATTTAACAAATTCCCGTAATAAACCTCTAAACCTCTTGAAGAAACTGCTGCACCAAATATATCGTTAGCTACGTTTCCAAAATGGAACAACGTCCTAAATTTAAAATCATTAAATATATCCCTACCATCCCAATTCCAATCAGGCCTTATCCAAAACTCTATTGTGCCAGAATGAAAATCTAATTCACCAACATGTACTTTCATAATATCTGTAGTATGTAGGTATAGGCCTCTTTGATCTGGTGCACTCCCGTGCTCAAAATGATTTCTTTTTATATAAAACTCTTCAAAGTTAAGTCTTAGATTATTCCCAACACCTCTAAAAATAAAACCTATAGTACCCCAATCTATAGTGTATAATCTTCTAGGATCTCTACCATCCTGTGCACTAAGTTCAGTATAAACAATGTCATCTGCATATAAGAAAGTTAAATTTAAGTTGTTCCACCCATTAACTAAGCTTCCACTAAAAGTAGTCATATTCCATCTATAAACAACTGGATAATTTCCAGATGTATAATCTTTTCCGCCAAAATAAAAATAACCATAACTCAAATCTAAATTATCTAGATTATCAACATATAATTTAAAACCGAAACCATCACGCCAAGAAGCAGAAGTATCTATATCAAAATGATCGCCCTCAATAAACCTAACATGCTCAGCAGCTATTCCGGCCGGATAATCTATCCTCAATGACCTATTTACATCACCATCTGTTATAGTACCATAATCATAGCTCAAAGTACTTACATTAGATCGCCACATCCATGGGTATTCTACTGGGTTAGGCTTTCTACCAGACTCGTCTGGTGAAGCCTTTATAACAACGTGTTTTAAATAGTCTTTGGCGTCAGAAGTAGTAGGAAATTTAGTAGCCGTATTTCTCATAATTACAGCCCATTTTGCATATCCAGGGTCTGCGGACCACTCACCAAAAGTTACTTTATGTGGATCGTCTAAATTACTGTTAGACCAGGCAAAATTAGAATCACTATTAGACCAATCAGTTGTTGTATTTTCAGTATTTATTCCTATCAACGAATGAGAACTTATAAAATATGGTTGTTGTAAATCTATTGCAATAATTGGAGAATCTTCACTGTTTATACTTGTAAAACCATAATATTTATATATCTCTATCTCTCTTAAAACTGCCCCACTCCAAAACTTAAATCCATCTTCTCCGGCCCACACATATCTATCTCTAGATTTATAGGAATCCACATAAAACCTTACTACCTTTGCTTGTACTGGAGTAGTCAAATCGTGAGTTCTAGAAAAACTGCTATTACCATTAATATCAAATATAGTCGTAAAAGAAACCCCATCCAATGAAGTTTGTATCCTATAGTCAAGTATCAGATTATCAGACTCACTTGTATTAAATCCATGATATATTTTAAATCTAAATATAGATTCTATTTGGTTAAAATACACATTTAGCCATGGATGTGCTTCTTCATCAGCGCCCCAGCAATCGCCCAACTCACCACTTGCTGTTATCCCATTTACGGCATTACTAGGAAACATAGTACCAACATAACTAGATCCACTTACAGTAGCACCTAGGGCTATATTTTCAGCACTATCATAGCTTGTTATAGCTGTACCTAGACTTTCCCAATAAGTATTATATTGACCAGCTTCAGTTCTTTGTACAGAAACATCTGGGTATATACCAAGACTATTTATAGTACGAGTAACTCCATCACCATTATACAATTTTACTCTCAACCATCTAGCATCTGTGTAATCACTATAGACTGGTGCAGCAGAATTGACTACAAAACTATTCCACCAAGCCCCTACTCTAGGATACGTGCTGGTGTCACTAACTAGGCCCAAATAAAGCTGCATCTCTTTAGCTAGAGATGTACTTGAAAATTGGTAACTAAATAACAAAACAAATTCAGATACATCCTCATCTATATTTTTTAAATAAAATGTAAATATTGAACCTTTTCTAACAACCCTAATTGTTCCCCGCGCATCATTACTATTAAGAATATATTTACTTGTCCAAGTAGGACTACCATCCCTAACATCAACTTTATACCTACTATTTCCACTATCAAAACCCCTCATAAACTTAATATTCCTATCCTCACTATATATGTCTTCCAGCTGTATATTAAGATTCCAACTGTTTGATGTAACTTGAGTAGTGCCTAGATCATAATTAATATAAAAATCAAAATCACCATAAAAATGAAATTTAGATTTAGATTTACAATATTGCTGGCTTCCCAGAGGATTACATAATTGATAAAAACCACCATCTATTATGTAAGAGGTTGCTCTATCTGTATCCATTTTAATCCAGTTGAATGGATAATCGTAGTTTTGTCCTTCAAATTCTGTACTAAGCTCCGTTTCACCCTCAGTCAGAAGAAATGCTTCTACTGGGTCAGAAGTATCTTTGTTAGAATATAATATATTACTATTAATTGAAAAAGCTAATGCTGTATCTACTGGGTAGCTTCTAACTAACCCCAAATTAAAACGTTGGCCTAAGTCTATAGCAAAGTATGAATAATAATTTTCACTCCAAACACTAAACTCTTCATGATAACTATAACTGTTATCGAATAAAACATCTACATCCATAACCTTACCATAATGTATATTATCTGTACTTTCAAAAAAAGATAATGTATAATAATGCTCATATGGGGCTGTAGGTATTGATTTGGCGGTTGTAAAATAGTTAGTATTAGAAGTTTCACAGCGACCACCACCAAGCGTATAGTCAGAAGACACTCTAACTTCCCTTAGCCAACCATCTAGATTCTGCCCTATAGAAACATCCTGGCCAGAATAAAGTATTTCTTGAGCCAGCTGAGTGTCATCATTAGTATAAAAAATCTGATGACCATCTCTCAATAATACTACATCAGCAATTTGACCGTTGGCCGGCCCTCTACAGAGATAAAAATGATACCACCTATGCATTTCTGGAGTAAAAGAGTAGTTTACTACCCTTCTACAATAACCACCAACGTTAACATAAAATCTCCAATAGTATGTTAAATAATCCGTTCTTTCTATAGTAAAAATCCAAGAGGATGGGTACTGTATAGGAGTACCAACACTAAATATCTGGTCTTCATGCCAACTTTTAATTATATGTATAGGAGTAAAACTACTATCGTTTAATAAAGTAGCAAACTTTATGTAGAAATCTATAGTAAATCTTTTAGTATCAAAATCAAAACCATCTTTAAATATATTACAATTTGGGTTGTTGTCATAATCAACTAAAATTTTTTCATCTGGAACTGCATTAAATCTTATAGCACTTTGTCCGAACACCGTACCCAAAACTTTATTACATGTAAAGTTTAAATCAGATATCCAACCAAGAGCATGAGGTACAGCAGTATAAGTTACATAAGAATAACAACTACCAATACCTACTCTAACTCCTTGCCAAAAGTAAGAACTAGTTAAAGAAAAATTAGCTACTTGATTTGCCCCATCCAACGCATCTGTCCACACATAACAACTATAATTACCATTACCGTCACCGGTAAACCTACAATAATAAGGACCATCTCTGGGCTCAAGTGCTACATAAGTTTCACTGAGATTATTCCAATCATTTTTTATAGCTATACCTACTCTAGTCGGGCAAAAATAAACCTGGGCGCCAGTAAAATATCTTTGATATGGAAAATATCCATAAGTAGCTATGTGATGTCCAAAAATACCCACAGCTATACCAATATCACTATAATAATCTAACTCTGTGCCAGAACTATTTTTAAAGTTATCTACATTTAAAACAAACTCCATATTAAAAGTATACTTATGGTCTATTGGATAATCTTGAACCTCAAATACTTTTGGCGTCTTATAGCCAGAGTCATTACTACGATTTGAACACCCTATATCATAGTAATAAGCCCAACCATTAGGATAAGTACCACTTACACATGTAAAAGTTGAGCCATAGTTTGACTCTTCGTGCCACCGTGCTGTATTAATTAAATAAAAATTGTCGAATCTTGCAGTAGTCACCCCAGAAGTAGGTGCAATATAATCAGACACTAGTCTAACTTTGACGGGGGATGTTCCTAATACCTCGGAGCTTCCTAAAAATATCCAAAAAACATCATTATCCCAACCATAAAAATAAGTTATTAGTCCGTCACGTAAAATTCTAAGCTTTAATGCATAAAAATCATTGGTAATATAAGTCTCTAACTCTTCCCAAATAATACCATCAAACACACTAGAAAAGAATAATTGAACAGTATTATCTGATGTATATTTCCTACCTACTCTAGCTTTAGTTCCACTAGCAGTAACTAGTTCCATTTGGCAGGCCCAGCCCTCATCATCTATTATTCCTTCTATATTTAAGTCTATTGTTACATCAAAATTATCATAAAAATAATCATTTGTAACCGCCTGGCCAGCTTGTGTATTATTAGTTACGTTTAACTTACCATCTACTATGGTTGTATTTATAAGACTTGTCCAAATTGTACCACTAAATGTTGTAAAATCATCAGATACAATTTCTGCTTCAGAACTATCAAAAGTTCTATTGAATGTATAATTCCCTACATCATATACTTCCTCATCACAGTATATACCGTTTCCAACTATTGACACTGCATGCTCATAATAACTATAATCAACTATAGTGTTGGTTTGGTAAGTATCACCATCCCCTTGTATAAGAAGCATTGTTGAGCTGTCAACTCCAGCTTTTGCATGTGAATTCTCATATTCAAGTAAAGAGTCGTGGTACATCACTATCTGATCAAATGATTGTATAGAAGGCAACTCAAACCCTATATACTGATTACCAGTCATAACATAATAACTACCATCAACCAATATATTATTCAAATGTACAGCAGTATCCTCGTTTGGATAATTATAGGCGTCTTGGCCTTTACTATGATAAAAATTTACACCTAGTATCTCTTCACCTTGAAAATAAATTCGCATTTCTCTTATTTTGGAGGACACTCTTGGATCAAAAACCCCAACTTTCCACCACTTACTTCTAATCAACGTTGGGACATTCATTGTAGTAATTCTGGTATTTGGTACATTAGAAAAATTTATATCTTTACCATCAACTAGTTGGCCCCAATATCTCCAAGAATACTCTTTATTATGAGAAAACCACGCCTCCGCACCAACTGCTAAATTTTTTAAAGAGTATACTGGGCAATTTATAGCAACATTACTTTCATAATTAAGCACAGGATAGTTTGGTTGTTTTTTATAATAAGCATCAGCACCTATCTCAGGATTAACAATTGACAGGCCGCTATTCATTTTACTAAAAAATACAGCACCACTATCAAGCAACAAATTATTAACTATATCTACAAATAAATTGTGTGGTTTTCCATAGACATTTTTAAAATTAACTAGTTGTGGTAAATTATCAACACCCAACTTAGTTTCCTCAGGAAAAAAAGAGTATTGACAACCTTTATCCCCCATAAAAACATCTTCGTAGCTAACGTCTATAAATATATCTTTTAAATTAATCTCCGTTATTGGTTTTACAACTATATTTATGTATCTAGGAGTATCCCCTATAAAAGCAGTTATACTATTCCTAGTACTTGAGTACTTTGTTGGCCACCAATAATCACCATAAGATGAAAATGCCACATCTATGGAGCCAGCTATTGAAGACTCAATGTTTTCAGCTACGCAAAAAACTTCAAATTCACATATTTTTGTAGATTGATGATGATTACAGTAAAATCTAAATCCTGAGGTAGGCAAAGGTTCCCATTGATGTTCTAATGTATTCCAATCTACAGCAGTGGCTTGTGTAAACTGATCGTTGTTAGTTATCCTTATGGTAGAAGAAAATTCATAAGCATAATCACTAAAGTAATCTAAAGCATAGTCATATTTATGTATATCTACCCTTACGGTCTCTATCTCGACATGACCTTTACACGGATTGTCGGCCAAGTATAAGTTCAAATCTGCCCAAGCATTAACATCCTCTGGAAAATAATCAAGACCATCTAAGGAAATTCTAGTCCAAGGAGTATTAGTTCCATCAGTTCTATAAGGAATATACTCAAATCTGGGATCGTCAGCATTACCATTTACATAGTAACTCCCTTTATATGTTGACAACCCAAAACTTCTGAAATTATACCTTTCCTTAAAGTATATTTTAGACTTGTATATAAGTTTTTCCTTACCAAAAGGAAAAAATATTGTAAAAGCTATAGGATCATCTTGAAAATCCGGCATAACAAACGGGCCGCTTTTTCCAGCATGTAGATATACACCTATCCACTCACAATCACCATTTACCTGAAAATATTTAGCTCCGACTGGTACTACCCCTTTACCACCGTCTTTTTGGTGTAATACATTGTAATAGCCAGACTCGCTATTACCATAATTAACACTAAAACTATCGGCTGATATACCATCAGAGACTACTTTTATACCATCATTTAAGCAATTCTTACCGTAATACAGGTTGGGATGATTGTAATAAGCCTTAACTAAAGGCCTATATGTAACTATATAACCAGTAGTATGGTCACCCCCAAACAAATCTACTTCCCAATCCATATCTAAACATCTAGCTATATTATAATCCAAAAATTCTTCAGTTGATTCCCCGTCTATCTTCACACTTCTAACGTTGACTCTCTTACCAAGGTCAACATCTAGTACCAGTCTATTTTGTTTTTGCTCACTACAAGCGTACAATAGCAACCCACCAGAGCCTTGGCCAGTAGGGGTATCTAAATCTAAAACCCCAACTGCTTTACCATTAATATGATAATAAAGAGCATCAACCTCTTTACCAGAAATTGACCTGCCTTTATAAACATTAGCATTGTAAATTCCTATTAGGTCGCCTTTGTTTACAAAAATATCACAATCCATTTCTACATATTCCTGAACTGCAGAATAAAGCTTGCCGGCGGTGTGGTTTCTATCCAATATATCTAGCTCAAACGGTAGGACTCTAATACTACCATCTTTTTTTGGCCTAAAAAACATAATCTTAGCTGTAGAAAGCTGTGTTTCTTTTCTATTCTCATCATATGTATCGCGTTGTTCCCAATCGCCGGACGTAAAAGTGTCTAAAGTAACAGCAGCATAAATTTTAGTTATTCTACCACTAGCATTAAATGGGTGAGTAAAATCAATTATAGTTTTTCCAGCATTATTTATCTGATTATAATATCTATTAACTAGTCCACTATCATCATTTACACTGGCTCTCATATCTTTAGTAGGGGCGCCAAGACCCATATTCAACCAATCACGGCGGCCTCCTTCCACGTTGTAAATAAAAGGATTAAAATAAAATTCAGTATCCGAACTAGAATCTAATAAAGTTTGTATTTGATGGGATTTAATTTTGAATGAGGAGTAAGGGATAAACCCAGATGCTGGGTACCTACCGCTTTGTCTTGTAAATATATATGTTCCGGTATCATCAAAAAAGCTTAAATCTCTGGCTAACTGGGTATCTCCAATAGAAACTGTGCTATCGTCAGCATAAACTCCAGAGTATATTATAAATTCTCCCATATCAGTATACTCAACATCACATTCAGCATACCCACCAACATCTAGTTTGGATATTTCTTTTGTCAAAATCCTAGCCATGCGGTTTCCAGAGCAACTACTTATAGGCTCTAATACAATATTTTCTAAACCATAACCATTTATATTTACAAGTAAGGTGTCATTGACTCCTTCAACAACACTATATAGTTTTGTTTCTGCAAATGAAAAAACATTACCTTGGTCAGTATATGCTGGTAATTGACGTGATTTACAATAACCTCTCTCACCTATCCCACCACAATCCTGTGTATAATAATCATAATAATCACATGATACTTTTAGACACTTATAATTTTCTGTAGAGATAATTTCAAGAGTTCTTATATAGAATTCATCACCACTTACACCATTTTCCAGAATAGGATAAATTCTAAGGTCATTTACATCTCCTTGCCACCACTGCTCTCCAGCTAAGTTTATGAAATAAGTATGCCACTCACCATCATTAAATATTTCAAAATCATACTGCTTATCATTAGCCCACAATGGGTTGCTTAATGTTCTCCAAGCTACTCTTCCAGTAGACGGTACAATCTGTACCCCAACCCTCTCCTTTAAAACTAACTTCATAACAAGCCTTATAACATAAAAACTGTCGGCAGCAGTTGGTACAAATGGTTCATGGCGGCCAATAACAGCTTGTGTGTCATATAATGTCCCAAACAAAAAGTTATTCCAACAACCATAAGTATGAATACCATTAAAATAAACCCATCCGTCAACCTCACCATTAACAGAAAAATCAACCTCATAACCTATGTTTGAGTCATGTAGGCACCTGTTAGATGAAACAACTTTACCATCAAAATTTAGAACATTATAACTCATTGTAATGGAAACCTTTTTATATCACAGTTATTAAATACAGATATTGTACAACTACCGGAACCATCTACTCCACCACATTTACCACAATATATAAAAAACTTATCATGTAACGATATGTTTTTTGTTAAAACAGATCTGGCCATAAGCATTAAAAGTTTTTCAGTTATTCTTTTACGTAATTCTTTCTCTATCTCTTTATAAGTAAATTTATAAATACTATTACATGATGAACATTTATACACTAAATATCTTCCTATTATAGAATCCACACTATCACTTAGATTTATAGTATTTAAAGGTAAGTATTCTAGGTAGTCATTCATAGTGCTTGATGGGTCAAGTTCTAATTGTTGGCCACAATCATCACATTTTATAAAGTCATATAATAAACTATCCATAAGCTAGTGGATCTCCCAGGGCGGTGTCCATCTGGCCGCCGGCTTGATCTCCAAAACCACCATATATTGTACCTTGAGATTGCGTTAGTAAATCATGACCACTAGTATCCCAAGGAGTATCAGAAAGACCCATTTGCCAAAGTCTGCCCTCGTAATACTCTAGTCTACCCCAGCCGGCATAAGCATGGCCGGCATCTAAAGTAGACTCTTTTCCACCATGTTTATAATGCACCCAATCAACTTCATAGACAGTCATTACAGGTCCTAAAATGTAGCACCTAGTTCTAAAACCATGTTCAGACCATGCGAAGTAATGACCGCCCGGCATAAAAAAGTCAGCCTCTTGATGTAAAGACGCTTGTACACTGTTACTATCCCAGTTTATTTTTCCGTATGTTAATGTTAATCTAGATGCTCTACTTAAATATGCACCAGTTTTAACAAACCAGTCTCTAATAAGTGGGGGGATTACTCCTACAAAATTTAAAGTATCATACGAGTCTCTGTTATACGCGTCTTCATATAACTCTCTCTGAACTTCCAACTCTTGCTTCTTTAAATTAGTTATAGTTAATTCTATATTCTCATCATGCTGATATAGATCACCACAACTTACCATATTAAGCTTAGATATATAGTTACCTTCAGTAAGAGTTATATTTTCATTGGGAAAATATTGCCCTGCATTCTTCCTATCCCAATCGTGGGTACGATAAAGACTTGAATTTGGGCCATCAGCATTAATTAAACTAGAAGAAGTTTGCCCAGCGAAATATTTTCTTTCCCAAACTTTTATAGTTTCTGTTGCCTCTATATACTTAGCCATATCGGCTGATATACTTGTAACATTAATTTCTTGACCTGGAGCAGCCGAAATCTGAACTATAAAATAGTTTAAATCTTTCAACATTCTATCTGGTAATCTTGACAAATCAAAATCTATACTGTAGTTAGCCACAGGCATTTGCTGACCAGACTTATATTTAAGAGTACCTATAAGGTCTCCTCCCACTGGCCACACAGTACCATCACCATTCATAGGTTGATTTGATTCTTTGGCCAACAAAGCAGGCCTAGAAAAAACTTTGCCCATACTAATTCCCCAAATACCTTCAACATTTATAGTTACCGGTATAGTATCTACATCTTCCATGTTCCAATAAGCTATTATAGTAGAATTATCTTCACTTATAGTAACTATAGAGGCCTCTATGTTATATGTTACATCCATTGGTAAGTATCCAAGTCTGTTTCTAGGAATATTTGTTATAAGTCCTCTATTATAATAAACATATATTTCCCCTCCAAAATCTCCTTGGCCCATATAAAAAGATCTTTCCTCACTTACTCCATATATGGCTGTACTATCAAATAATGTGTTGAAATCATGACACCACTGTGGATCATTCCCACCCGTAAAACCATTCTCAGTAGGCCCATTATTAGCTTCCTCATATATACCTCCCTGGTCTGAACCTTCGCCGCCTTCACCATCGCCTCCAGAGCCACCAACAAAACCCCCAGAAGATTCATCCATCCACGTTACATTCTCTTCAGAATAACTAGTATAAACTAGTTCAAAAAATCTAGGTTCTCCATTATCAAGTTGTATACAAGGATAGGTACTCATGTTTACATTACCATCTTCGTCTTCTTCAAACTCTGGTGGTTTAAATGTTATAGTGTGTTCCCCCTCACTTGTAATAAACCTATGTTCAATTTTTTTAGCATCGAAATAATATAACGGTCTTAATAAATCTAAAAATCTAAATTGTTCTAAAGTACTGTCAATGTTGCGTTCTATATTTTTCCAGTATTCTTGCCAAGCCCAAATATGATTTTCATTTTTAAAACTATATCTTGAAGTAGAAAACCCACCCCCAAAAATTTCCAAGGGATAAGGATACATACAGCTATTATGACGAACTGGATCAATTATATCATCAAACCTATACCTTTCTGAAGACATGCTCTCATTGATAGTTTCAGATAAGTAATTATTTATCATAGAAAAACCCATAAAGGGTTCATTTAAAGGAGAAAAAATATCCACATTAACAAAACAATTAACATCTGATATTAAATCTTCCATATCAAAAACCATCGGCATATATTCTTTTTTTGTAACTGGGTGGGGGCTAGATAAGTCTATAAAAGATATATAATCTCTTATTAAATATCTTTCAACCATCTCTCTACCAGAATTTCCGAAGGGAGGCAGTGTCCATTTCTTAAATTGATATTCATTCTCATCTATCTTAGCCCTTTTTCTACCAGAACCGGTGAATCTAACACTTTCTCTCGATGCTTTACTGTAGTGGAAATAAAAAGATGTAGCACAAGCTGCGGCCCACTGACTACCACCCATGGAAGTCGTTGCTCTATATTCTTCTGGAAGACAATACCTCCAAGCACCTTCACCCATCTGCGCTACCGCCTCGTTACCTTCTGATATAGGCATTGTACATTGGGCAGCTGCATTTACAACATTATACCAATCATATGACGTACAATCGTTGAAAGGAAACCATACAGGGCCTATACAATTGTATGGATCATTACAGTCGTGATCACCACATTTATTTTTATACGTATGTATAGCCCCATCCCCAGAACTCTGATTGACAGTAGGAGGACCGCGCCAAGTAAAAAATCCGCGAGACGGCTCTAAATCATATTTTATAGCGTCTGCAGAATATTTATAACGTATATCTACACTTCTACACAACAGCTCGCAACCCTGCATTAACATTTTAGTTGCTGCGGCTGTCTGCACTCTTCCAGCCTCATCAACTATATAAGCCATAACCTTCACTGTACCTTTAGATGCAATACCCCCAGCGTTATTTATTGAGAAAGTAGAAGAATCTTCCTCATGCTCTATAGTATAAGGAGATTCTACAAAATTGTTAGATGGATTATCGCCAGTCATATTAGTAGGCCATATTGTAAACTCATTGGTGAATGTTTCTAGTCTTTTATATTTATAAGAAACCACTAACTTCCAATCTCTATTAAAAAACGCCATTGGGTTTTCTGATTTTAGAATAATAGCATCCGGTGGTATAGAAAGCCTCTGCATAGAAGCTTCCTCTGCAGATACGCCCGATTCTGGAAAGACTAATGTTAACTGAACTTTATTATCGGTTGAGCCACATAAATTAACAGAAGTGTTGTCTCCCGATCTTAGTTCCATGTATGCATCAACAATAGTTAAAGACCATAAATATGATATTTGAATATTATCCAGTTCGGCCCAAATATACCCCGTAGGACCTATCTGACACCAATGAACTACATCACTATCTTCCTCTTCATATTCATTTATACAATAAGAATAATAGGCCTTATTACCTGCTGTAAGACTGTAAACATACAAAGCGTAAGTAGAAAAAACAGTCGAAACTATGCCCAAAGTAGATGATACATTTCCTACGATATCAACACCTGGCAAAAAATAAGATGGAAACGAATCCACCCATACAACTCCGTCTCCGCGGCTATGAATAGCCGATGTCTGTGTTATAAGAGCTCCCCAATACCTATCGATAACTCTAATTTTTCTAAATGTATAATAAGGAAAATCATCTTCGAAATATCTGCATATAACGTAGAATCTATTCTCAGAATTAGGTTTAAGCTCCACATTATCAAGTATAAACACACCGCTTTCATTAGAAACTACTTTGTCTATACCTACATTTTCCTCGATACAGTTTTCTAAAAGTTTTTCTACAGATTCATTATAATCAGCCCAAACAGTTCCAAGTATTTGAGTAGCTCTTGTATATGAATCAAAATATTCTTTAGCCTTACTGCCTTTTAATGATTGACACAGCTCTGAGTTTAAAACATAAACCATTTTACTTGATGTAGTATGACCAGCAAAAGTTATATAAGTATCAGACATAACATTAGAATCATGAAAACAATAATCTGGTTTATCACTATCATCACACACAACTGTATCCCAAGGATCAGTTGTCATATATGGATATACTATAAATATGTCAGGAACAAAATCTTTTGGGTCTTCAAGCTCTCTAACTAAAGTTGGAAAAGAAACCCCCGAGTTTTGTACATTTGTACCAGTATTTGTACCTATCTTAGGATAAGTTACTAACTCTTTAGTTATATAAATACTAGGATCAAACCATCTCATATTTAGAGGAGCTGGCATACACATGTGGTGTTTTTTACCCCTCATCGTACTTTGATTAGGATTTGTACCATCAAACTTTTCCCACTCAGTAAAAGTATATATATCAGAAGTAGACTCATCAGCATAGCTATTTTCTGTGCGGCCCGGCTTGGTCAAATAATAATTATCATACTCATCTTGGCTGGACCAATTAGAAGCCCAAAACCTTAACTCATAAACTTGATCAGCAGTTACACGCATACCATCACGCATATTGTTATCATTACAATATATCCATTTACCAGTATAACACGGGCACTCCGGCTTTGCTCCATTGCAAATTATACCACCATATCCAGCCCAAACTGAAGATAGAACGTATGGAACTCCTGGAGGCCAAACTTCCGCAACATTTCTATATGGATCACATAATTCCCCTTCCGTACAGATGCAAAAAATATCCTCATCCAAATTTATAATATCATTTATAGGATCTCCACCATATTTATCTATTTCAAAAAAAGATGGAAGATCTGCATCCCAATATGCGCATTTTTGATACATAGCTCTTGAATTATAAATTTGAAAAGCGTGTGGTAGCCTTATAGTAGCCCTAACAAGGGGGTCTGAAGGAGATCCATCGTGTAGTTCTTCAAGCGTTGTAGGTAACCTATTTACAGCAGGATCAAATGGTTTTCCTGGAGTAGTAGAACCTGGGTAAGGTCTAGGCTGTATTGCCCCAAAACCCATCTGTTGTGGTCTGTAGTGTCTACATATAGGCCTATCTGTATATATATCCTCTACTAAAAGATAAGGTCCTTGATCTGAACGGCCCATACCCCAACCATCACATCTACCTACCCCAGCTTCGTCTGCGTTATACCCCCTTATTTCAGATGGCAAAAATGGCCTATAACTTAAAGAACCAAATTCATTTTCTTCTTGCCTACCCAAACCACTTTTTTCTATACAAGGAGCAACACAAACAAACTCTTCTAGATTTTCAGGAGCCGCAGCTGTATATTTAGAACACCAGTCGCGGCGGCCTAACATGTCACATTTACCTAATCCATATCCAGAAGGTTTATCTACTATATCAGTAAATTCAGCTGTACAAATAAGCGTCTGACCATTCCAGTTAGTACATACAGCCGGCAAACCCTTGACCCAATATTGACAAGCCCCAGTTTGAAGGTTAGAGTTAGTTACTTTTTGAGTTACTCCACCTGGGTACTTAATAATACCTTCCGTATCAAGTTGTTCTCTAGTAGTAGATACAACTAGATCGTAGTTGGCTCTTGGATCTGGTTGATACTTATTCCACCACTCTTTTATTAGATCAGCGACATTAATGGCCATTATTTAATATTATAGGCTCCTATTAGTTATTAGAACTTTTAACCTCAACCTTCATTCTTCCAGTATGTTCATCTACAGTATACATTACTTTGTCTACACCATCGTAATAACCTATACTTCTAGATTCTATTCTAAAGCTATTAGGTATGCTAGAAATAACAGAGGCTTGTTTCTTTTGAATATACTCAGGCTTGTCGTCCAAATGCCACTGGCGGCCGTCATAATGAAGCACCAGTCGTGCTATACCCTGTTTAGATATGGTATTCCAATCTGCTTGATCTTCATTAATAGTTGTTCCATCTGCATAGTAAACTTCCCACCCTCTAAAATCTCTACGCACCATTTTTATTACCTCCACTCTTTTTTGGACTGGACTTTAAACCATAATTATCCTTTGACCAGCCAGCACCTTTTAAAATAAAAGCCGGTGTAGACATAGCCTTAACCATTTTAAGACCGCACTTGTCGCACATCGGCTCCTTTTCATTTAGTTTTAATACCTGTTCCTTTGAGTAGCCACAGCTACATACTAGATCATATAGTGGCATGACTTATGTCCTCCCTTTTCCTATTAGTTAATTATCGAATATAGAATTTGTTTTAATATATAGCTTATTGATATTATTACGAGTAGTCAAAAAATATACGATAATTAATTGTACTATTAGCTCCTACTTCCGAAGCCCCTAATTTAACATTTAAAAATATAGGATCAGATACCATACCCATAAAACTACTTGCCCCAATAGATTCACTATCATCAGCATCTGCAACTACAGCTAAATTAGCCTTAGTACCATAAAAGTAACTTGGTGGGGTATCACTATCTATATCTGCAGCTACTGTATCAACACGCCACTCTCTACCATCTAATGGTGATGAACCACTTGGTTGGCCTGGACCTACGGTACCAAATCTAAAATTAGTGTCACTGTTATTCGCATAATGATGTTGAAAAGTACCATGACTTTGTAGTCCAAACTTTACAGTACTCATTTCAACCGCGCCTGAAGAAATTTCAAACATTACAACTTTAACTGGTGACTCAGTAGAAACCGTAACATTCCCATAATTTATATTAGTAACATCATAAGATTTTGGTTGTGGTGGTGTACATATAACTTTAAATTGATCGCCGGCCTTAAAGTTATTATCCCCAGTAAATTTTATATATAAACCTCTGCTGCCAAGCTGTGTAAGCGCGTCTTCACTAGTAGTTACTGGGTTATTTCCAGAATCATCTCCCCTAGAGCTTCCCCAAATATACTGAGCATCTCCAGCTGCACCTTGTGTGTTTGTACCATGTGTATATTGTGGATAGCTACACGCCACAGTCCAAGCAGGAGTTCCCGGCGGGCAATGATTAAACACAGCATCAGAAAATTTTATCATAGCCCCTTTAGTTCCTAGCTTATACCAATAGTTCGGATATAAAAGCTCCACATCAGCACTACTATTATCGGCATTCCCAGTAGAAGTCCAAGATATTTTAGGAACATTACCAGTTCCGCCGCCCATTGTAGTACCATTAGTGGTATCTACGTTTATAGTATATGTTATGCTCGAGGCGTGGTTATAAATTCCACCTGCACTTGTGGTACCTGTATAAGAGTTAGAACCACCTTTTACTGGTGTGTTTATGGTCCAACTATTACATACCACTATAGTATAAACTTCATCAAAAAACCCATTGTAGACCCCAGAAACTGTAACCCCACCATTATACTGATTTAAAGTACTTGTTGCTGGGTTATTATTGGAACCACCAACATCAGTTTTTGTTCCCCAACCCAATTCTATATGGGCAGTATTAGAACCACTAACGACAGTAGATGATGAACTAGACCCTAGACTGCCTGAATATAGTTTTAATTTATTATTTTCCCATATACATTGTGCTTGGTCATACGAAGGGTCATTTTTTCCTAAATTATGTAATTTTTCAGATATATCTTTAGCTACATAACGTGGGTCCATATTAGTACCACTGACCAAAGTAACATAACCCGAATCCCCATCCATACTGACATAAAGCCTATTATTGCCAGCTCCTATACTAAATAAATCTTTATCGGTTGCTCCTGTGGCCAGAGAATATCCTTGTATTCCAACGCCCTCTTGAACTCCACCACCAGTTCCTGCAGTTCCAGAAGCATCTACAGAATACTCCACCCATCTAGTAATTGCTGCACACATATATTTATTCCTCCTTAATATCGTTTTAAAACAATACTTGTGCTAATATTTTTGTTAAATTGCCCGGCCTTAGGGCAACAAATAATATAAGTCTCACTACCAATTATAAGGTTAGATAAAGTAACTAAAATTATGGTTTATTTTCAATTCTGTAAACCAAGACTAAAGGCTCCATCTGATTACCAGCAAAATCTTTAGCATTAACTACTACACTGATCTCCTTACCATAAAAATACGCCGTACTTATTGGACTTATACTAGCATTTAATTCTTCATAGTCATAAGCATGGAATCTACCATTTATGCTAGCACTTAAATCATTATTATATAATTCTTTACTTTCAAAATCCCATGCTAAAGAACTTAGTTGTGGGCAACTTGCGTAGTCTTCAGCAGTTACTCTAACAACTACTTTATTATTAAACCCATAATCTATGTTGGTATTCAAACCAGGATGATTAAAATATTCAACTAAATATCCAAAAGTTAAATAGTAATCTACCTCTAAATATTTATCACACGTATTCTCAGCATGGACAGTAAAAATAGCTGGCCCCTCTATAGAAGAAAAATCATCGTCAGGGTTATAAAACATTCTATAACCATCGGATATTGGTGAAAAAGTTACTGGTACTTGTTGGTCATCCACCATAAAGTATGTTCCTGATGTAGAGACAGGGCATTCATCATCAGTAATATCTACTGATATAAATCCAGACGCTGTTGTATATTCTCCCTCATCTAAAGAAAAGTTTGAGATTTTTAATGAGTATAAATCCACATTTAAAGCTATACCCACAACTTTTTCTAACGCCGAATAAACATCATTTCTTATATACCCAATTCCGCCAGGAATTACTTCCATTTCAGCATCTATATAATCATTACTTAATAAAGTACAATAAAGGTCACAAGTAGTTCCACTAACAGTTAAAGCTGCTGCTGTAACATCCAGGTTAAGCGGCAAAAGACCACCAATTATAGTATTAGCCTCAATATTAAAATAATCATCAAAGTGTAAAATAGTTGAATAGACATCAGCATAAAAAATCCAATCTACCCATCCAGCAAAGGTTATATCAACTATTATATCTATAGCTGCAGGGGTTATACCAGAGGCTGTTGTGCCATATTGAGCTAAATAACTTAATTCTGCCTCATGTGTAGGTATTGGTGTTTGACCACTACTGTAACTACCACAAAAGTTAGTATGGTTTACCCAATACTCTAATATTCCGCTAGCTGGGGGCTGATTCCAAAAGTAAACAGGGGTTTCATAAAAACCCGGAAAGTTGTTTCCACCTATAAAAGTCACACTACTATCAATAGAGCCTGAAATGGAACTATAACCAGTCTCATAAACTGCAGTTGTATTGTTGGTTCCACTTATAGTATCGTCTCCAAGACTGAGTTCTACTAGTGACGTTATAACAGCATCATTTAAGGGCGGAGGAAAATAAAAATATTCATTTGGTACAATTTTAAGTTCATTAATCGCATAAGTTTCTTGATAATATTCTACCTCTACATCATATTCGTCATATTCAACTTCCTCAGCAATATATATAACTGGTATGGAGTATCCTCCAATATTTTCCGCCGAACCAAGATCTAAAGATACTAATACGTCTCTATTTGTTTCAAGAGTTTCTGAAAAAGATACGTCTACCCAAACCTTACTTGTATCATCAGGCATAGTTAAATTTCCTAAAAACAATCCTTTTTAGTAATAGTATTTTAATATCAAATAAGAGTCGCTGCATCTTTTAAGTTTTTCCACCAAATCTTACGTGTACGAGTAATGGAAAGTTATTATATAATCATGCACCCCATAGGATATGCTATCATCCATTCCATAAAGCATAGGTTTAAACATTAAAAAATCACCATAAACATCGTCCTCATACCTGTAAACCATATCAAAATCACCATAATAAAGATTAGTGGTAACATCTACAGTATTACCTTTTAAAATTCTATTCTGTACAGGCCCATGGACAAAGTTTATCGGTTTAGGATCAAAACTTTCATTAGGTTCTAATTTAGAATTCGAGCAACAAAAAGCTAAAGCAGAAACCCTAACTTTATCCCCCTGAATCAGTTCATTAAGTAATGTACTATGAGTAACATCGTCCCAAGCAGTTAACCTACAATTATATGCTTCGCCCACTGTTGTTTCAAATACTATACTATCCTGAGTATTATAATCAGTAGTCCCAGTAAAAGAACCCCAGCCATAAAGTGTCCCGCTAACAGCTACAATACCAGAGCCGGTGGTGGAATCTATACTACAATCATAGGTATAATCTCCATTACTAGTTACACTGTCTATATAAATTATATCTGCAGTACCATTAGTTTTGAAGTTATATAGTGGTTTTGTTCTAGTAGGAATTTCATTGTAATCATATATAGAAAATTGAAGATATGATAGAGCATAGTAAGACTGATTAAAAGCTGGCGAAGATGTGCTTAAACCAGTGTTGTCTAGTATAAGTAATCTATAATATTTAAAAAATTTGTCGTTTGTTGTCAAGAAGATGGTGGTATCTATACTTGTTGTATTAGCCCCACTATAAATTTCAACCCACTCATCATCTATAGCCAACTTACCAAGTATTTTATAATGCCCAAAAAACCTTCTATTGAAATAAACACCACCAGAAATATCATAAGAATATTGCCCCTTCATATATACTCGTGTAATTTTATATGACTTATCAAAGTCTATATCAATATAACATTCTTCTTCACCTACAATCTGATTAACCACCCACGCCTTATTATAGGAATCAAGGACCGCAAAAGTAGTAGAAAGATCATAAACTGATACAGTAGTAGCTCCTGGCGCCACTATCTCAGCCACATATATATATGGTAAATGTCCTTTACTGTTCGAGTGTGATTCTTCATTACTATATTGTAATTTAACACGAGTTTCAGTAACGGGGCTGGATGGGCCATCCATATCAAAAGGTAAATAACCAGTTGCAGTATACCCCAAACCATCTTTAATATATTCATAAAGAATATCTCTGTTATAAATAGTACCAGTTACTGTTACTGATGTTGATAATGAATTAAGATCTATTTCTGTTAGATTCATCATATCATAGTTATAGTAACTTGAAGATGTAACTCCTTGAAAAGGCTCTATTCTGTACATATTAGACGTATCCTCATACCACAAGCCCAGATCTCCCTCGCCCGGTAAAATATGAGATCTTGTTCCGGCTGTAGCCGGATTATCTATATTAGGACTTGTGAAAACTACTTTAGAAATGTCTTTCCACGTACTATCTTGATAAAATTTTGATGTAATAGTAACAGCCATATTTAATTACCCCCTAGCTTGTGTACTTCCAAGATTTATTCATATCTTTCGGAAGCGGTAACTTACTCATTATAACATCTCCTATCTTTTGTGGAACTATTTGGTCTTGTCTTAGAACTACCTTATACACTACAACCTCTCTATCGGTCAGACAATGGACGTTTATAGAGTGGAATACCCTAGACCCGTCTATACCAAAAGAAACCTCCACCATGGGCAAATAAGCCTTGTATTTTGGTATTTCTATAACATGCCCAGTACTAAGTTCATACCTTAGTTTTGACAACCCTTGTGGTATATTATCCCAACCAGTTGTGAAAAAATCTAAACCTTTTACTACAGAACCGTCTGGGTACGTAGCTACAAATCTACATTTATACGGATTAATGCTTTTAACCTTATTGTGCCTACCAAAAATAGTACCATCTACTGCATCAAGGTTGCTAAAATTTGGTAGTTCTTTGCCTGATATATTCATTTTTTGCATATCCTTCTCCTTTTATTATTTATAAAATAAGTATATTACGTATAGAGATACCTAAATGCGATCACCGGGAAAACATGGAACGTAGAACAGTCTGTCTCTAGACGAATATAAATATTGTAGTATACAGTACTATCCGTTATTACAGATGTGTTATTCAAACCTATTCTATAATCTGTCCCTCTCAAATATGCAGCCCCAACATCCGAACCGTTCCACCCTGGACTCCATGGCGGTTCTACTAGTGTGGTCCTTATAGCATTTATAAAACTAGCACTACTGCTATTTGTTGTACCAGTCAATATTTCTAAATTTGTTGTACTAAAACTAAAATCATCCCAAGCTTCCAAGTAGAGATCTGAGGTCATAGTACCATCTATCCTAACTCCCATAGCATATCTATTCACATTATAGCCTACTAAGTGTGCATGGTACATCATATCTTTTTCAACATAGGTTTGGGGTATTACATACGAGGTTGCACTCGGTCTTATTGTTGCATCTCTTGTACCACTAGCACATGTTGGAATTGATAAGCTGCCTAATATTCCGCCGCCCGTGAAAACCAAAAGATCATCGGTAGGTGTTATAGTTTTCCACCCACCAACCTCAGGATCTCCTGAACCTGTATATGTCCATGGTACATCCGTACCTGTATGATTAAATCCGAACGTTACTGTTGGCTCTGCCATAAAAACCTCCTAAGAAATCCTGTATATCACTGGCAATACATTTGGAAAAACATCTCTATTAAAGACTTGCATACGTATAGACTCTTCATCTACACCATCTCCGCCGGCCAAAACAAGGACTTTTACATCTTCAAATCTTCCCATACCTCTTTTACATACACCGGGTATTGGGTTTGTTATTATTACACCACTACTAGACGCTGTAGTAAAAGAGTATGAATCATTCATTCTATTTTCTTCGTAGGCTGTATCAGTAATTTTAACAGTAACCTTATACTCTTTATCAAAATAAAGCATCTGTGGTGGGGTATATGTAACTTTAATATGATACCTAGAAAACTCTTCTATATATAAATCTTCTTGTCCCATAACTCTAGAATTTAACAAACACTCTAAAGTAGACATATCAAGACCGGTACCCTCGTCTTTTATTTCAAATGATATAGTAGAATCTACTGGAACATTAATATCAGCCCTATCGGGGTCTAAATTTAATAAATAAGGTACTTTATAATCAGGAGTTACTTTAAACCAATATTCAGTATAAATAAAGTTAGGAGTAAGAGATTCATCATAAACCTCTATTCTCACAAAAACTAATGAGTTATGTAAAAAACTTATCTGAGGATCATATGTAACTTCTATACCTAACAGATCACTACCAGCATCGAAATTCTCTAAAGTTATTCTATCCGTTACTTCATAATAACCAGTATCTCCTAAATAAGAATATTCTCTAACCCACATACGTAATGTGCTATTATCTAAACTAAACGCAAAAGGCCTAAGTCTTATCCATATATTAGTGCCAACTGGATTTTTTTCACTCCAGAATTTTGGAATAGCGTCCTCAACAAATACAAACTGATCTACGTTAACATATGTCCACAGAGTATCATAAGGACTCCCATCTACCCAATGTGTATGTAAACTTAATTTTAATTGGCTTATTTGACCATTACCAATTTCTTCTGGCTGTACTATAATTAAATATGGCACATACCCATTCTCATCTCCAGGATTTGCTTTATCATATATTAAAAAATTAGACACACTTTTCACTAGGTTTTCAGAAGAAACATCCTCAACCTGAGTTATTCTATCACCGATAAAAAACGGACCTTCATTTGAAGAAGTAGGAAACGGCCAAACATGAAAACCATAACCTGGTCCGCCCTTAGGAGAGTCTATTTGTATTTCATCACCCAAGTATAATAAAGGTAAGTGATTCTTTACCTCAGTTATTCCAACATAAGCGCCGCCATTGTACAAAGTACTGCCCCAGGGGCCGCCTGGAGATGTAAAAAAAGAGTATCCAAACATACTTACATCAGATATAAAATCGTTCTCAACCTGAACCATTCCCCCTATATCTTCAGATACTTCTTTAAGTTGAAAAATCTTTTCATATAGTGGAGTAGTATTTGCATAACTTATGATATTATTTGAGGTCCACGTGTAAGAACTTCCAGTAGAACTAGAACTTCCTGTAGATCTCGTCGTAACTTCAGTATGGCCGTCATAGTTTGAACCAGATCTATAAATTATAGAAGCAGCACCATTTATATCAGAAATAACTGTACCAGACAGTGGGTCAAATAACGCGTCCTGATCGCCGGTCTTGTAGAAATCAACATAAATATCTCTTAAACCAACGTGAAACTGATCTCTAACTATCGTATAAATATCCACTTCCTTATAGTAGCCAGTTACTATAGATTGATCTAACCAAGTAACTATACTACTTGTGTATGGTAATAGGCTATCTTCTTGATAATTAAATTTTGACCAATTCCAAGTCTGTTTATTTCCTTCATCATCTTTAAGAGTTGTTTTTTTCTGCAACTTATAAATACTATAATTATCAAAAATAACATCATAAACTGGAAAAACTGTGTTATTATCGTCTTCAACATTGCCTAAAAACATAGATTTCCATATTAGGTATGAGTCATATGGCTTAACAAATAACATATTAGTGCCCATAATACTTGCCACTGCTCCTACCGAAGAACACCATCTTGAAGCAGTTACCCTCTTATATATAGTCTTAGTGTCTATACTTACAACTCTCCAGTTATAAGCATCAAGCTTGTATAAAGTGCCTTTATCACTATCGCCTCCGTAACCATCGTAACTATATATGTAAACATTACTATAAAATATTATAGAATCATCTATCGCATACTCATATTTTAGTGGGGCAGTTAGATAAACTCTTTTTCCACCTATATAATCTATAACATGACTAACAGTAGCTATCTCAGTAGCGCCCTCATTAGTAGTATCTGTACTTGGGCCCAGAAAAAATTTAGTTCCAGTTTTAACATTAGCCACGCTATCCATATTTAGATAATTATAATACTCATTAGGAGCTGTAAATTTTCTAAAGTGATGTTCTACAGCAAAATCAATACCATTAAATCTATCATCACCAGAAGAATATTTAACTATCTGTTCTTTAAGTAAAAGCTCATTATATGCTAATCTGGTTTGCCACCTTTTTATCATACACGTACTACTTGACACTTTTTCAAACGTAAAAAAAGTTAACTCGTCTATTAAACCAGGCAAATTAGTTGGACCAACATACTCTAATCTAGGATTAGTGTTTACTATATTAGATGACAATGTAAGGTCTATTATAGTAGAACCACCAGTATCTTTTATTTTCAAAACAGTTTTTGGATTAGTAGTATCTATGGTACAAATAGTACCAGCTTGTGGTCCCATACAAAAATTTGAATTAGGTATTTCTATATTTTCATTTGCCATTAAATTTTTACCGTTTGTATCTTTTAGTTTTAATTATATATTATTAATCTTGTTGTGCCGTGGCCGTAATTCTAACTTCCCTAGCTGTATTTCCAGCAATATATGTAGTTTCTGCCACACCATCTCCATTAGTATTAGCTGGTGAAGTAGTTATACCACCGAACTCATAAGGGTCATCATCAGTGAAATAAACTGCTTTTTGTTGTACTGGTAAGTTGAACTGATCTTTTACTATAGCTGTTATAACAGACGGATTAACACCGTTGGCTGGTAATATTGCTGGGTCAGCTCTAAGACTTATACTTGTAATAAATGAATTTAACGATGAAAGTTGATAGTTATACGTATTATCAGCAAAAGTAGATGTTGCCCCATAATATGTAGCTTTACGCTGTAATCTATATACATTTGTACCTTCTATGGTCAAATCATAAACTGTAATATTTGTTGCCTGATCAGATTCTATATTATCCATAGTCATAGAACCATAGCTAGTATTTAAATCGTCAGGATTTAAAAATATCATATTTGTATTTTTTATATAACACAAAGAGTTATATTTAGGCTCTATTGTACCAGGAGCTACAGCCCTATTTAAAGCATACCTTGGAACATCAAAAAATGTGCAAGCAGCAATATCAGTAAAAGCACCTCCGGCATATTTAGTAATTATTGATCCAGTATAAGCATCTGCACAATAAAGTGCCCCTGTAGTAGCGTCTATACCGTTGTAGTTATTAAATAACCAAAGCCTTTTATAAAAATTTATAGGATCTCCACTAGAGTACTCATATGTTGTCGAACCATTTATTTGTACAGAACCTGATGAAGCTGAACTGACAGTTTTTTCTTCAATCTGACCAAGGATATTTGGTCCTAAAACTATAGTATAACCACTTAATATTTTAGAACCATCAGTTATACTTAGTATGGACTGGCCAGCAGCCTCGTCAGCAGAGAAAGCTATATGATAATGCTCTACAGCAAATGTATCTACATCATATTTATGTGAGGGACCGGGAACAAAATTAAAACTATTCCTTTTTGTACAAACATAGTTGTTTATATACCAGCGGTCTATAGTAACTTGATCCGTACCAGTAGAACGTAAAGTCCATATATTTCTACCATCATACTCTAAAGATTTAACTGTTTGAGATATAGTAGTATCCAATGGATATGAATAAGCCAATGTGCCGTCATCAGTTTTAACCACTATACTATCAGTATCCTCATCTACCATCCAAAAATAACCATCAACCATGGCAAAATTTTGTTTTCTCAGACGTACATTTTCATAAGACATATATTATTCCTCCTTAACTACATCCTCAAAGAGGATAGGTGAATCTTGGTTTCTAGTAATAAAACTACTAAGATTCTTCAAAGAGTCTTTATACGGTATAATACTCTCAGAACTAGTTTTTAAAACCCCACTATCCACATCAAGAAGAACAGCCATAGGACCATTAATTTTACTCCATATTGCCCTTATCTCTTTTACTGGGTTCTTGGAGTTTTTAAAATGACGTTTATAATCATGCACCATAAAACCCATATTAAACAACAAACCATTTAAAGACATTATACTTTTAGTTATAGTAGGGTGTTTTCCAATATTTAAATAATAACCACTTATCAAAATAACTAAAAAAATATTCTTACATCTACTTACTCCTATCTGCAAAGACTCACTTATATTTCTAATAAAATATGAATCTTCACAAAAAATAAATACATTCTTATCTGAGCACATTGCTATACCTAAACCTAAACTAATACAATCATTGTAATCACATAAATAAACATTGCCGGGCCGATCATAAAGAAAAGCCTCAGCACTAAGTGATTCTCCTATAAATATAGCCACATCTTCCTCAGACAAAGCCTGTATTAAAATCCTTACTGCAGAATAACGTTTCATATTAACACCTCTGTATTTATTAGTAAAATTCCAGGTTTATTCCTAGTATTAATATAATTAATTATTCTATTTAAACTTACCTCAAAATCATCTAGCATAACAATATTATATATATTATTTTTAAGTACTATCTGATCTTTACCTACAGCAAGCACTAGAAGTGGAATCTCATTATCAATATTAAAAGTAAAATCTATCCCACGTAATTTACTAGAACCTATCAACACTGCGGATTTCATACCTGCAAGTGTAGCACCATTAACCATACCAACTGCTATCTGGGCATTTGTAGCAGGTATATAATGCATAAATTCTGAACTCATATTATTATGAAACAAAGATGTTTCAGAACAAGCCAACCCAGCAAAAAATCTTATATCTAAAGTATTACAAATAAAATCAAAAAAGTCTACAACAGATGCCATAAATCCTCCTAATAATAATCTAAAACTCTTATACTAGGGTCCCACCTAAGCCTATAATTATAAGGTGTTCCATATATATCTACCTCATCCGTAACATCTATACCGTTGATAGTAACTTCTATACTATCTGGATCTATACCAGTTCCAGGAAGATCCTCTTCCATATCAAGTATCAAACTAGAAAACATACTAACATCGTCAGAACCTGTAGTTGGAAAGTTATATGACACGAATGGAGGACGAACATCATCATACAATGTTCCCCAATCTACTTGTGCAGCTATTTGTTCAGTAGCCTCCTTAATGGCCTCATCTAAATTACTAGCTGAAGTATAGTGCACATAAACTGGAGGTATCTCCCCGCCATTCTTATGTGGCTCTAAAGTTCGTAGCTCTACCAACCATACAGGCTCAGCTTCTTCACCCTTGTTAATTATTTGCCTGAACGTTATGGCACATTTTATAACTTTTCCAGGGTTGAGACTATTTCTTAATAAGTACTCAGCCATTTATTAAGAACTATAGTCGATCTGATTAATTATAGTTTTTATACCATGTCTGGTAATTTTATCCACATCATTAAACCACAAAGCTGGGTCAGCGTCTGGGTCTTGTTCACGTAAAAGTTGTATTTTAGCACCACTGGCCGTATAACTATTGGTTACCGCCGCTGCCTCAAAATTAATAGTAGTATTACCAACAACACTTGTTATTTGAAAATAATCCGTATTTGTTCCATCTGTAATCAGCATGCGGTCATTATCTACAGCACCCACATTTTGATTAATAGTAAGCTGTGTTGAAACCGTACCAGAAACAGCTGTAGTTACCAAAGCTTCTTTAACTAACGAAGCTGCTATAACCTCACTGGATGTTGAGAGATTAAAACCAAGAATTTCAGAACAATCATTTACAGAAGATGCTCTTACTCTAACTGCAGATTTATTAGCTCCCGAATAATAACCACTTAATGATCCAGAGACTATCCAAAACCTACCTCCAGAAAATTCAACAGACGAGTTCATATAAGCCAAAGAATAGCCAGCATCACCAGTATCCAGTGTCACAGCCCTTAGCTTAGTTTCTAGGTCTGCTGCTACTACAGCACCATCCATAGGAACACCGTTGTCGTGATCTAATGTAACTCTGTAATATCCAGAACTTATACCACTAACAGTAGAATCTATCTTTATTTCTATAGAATTGTGTGTAGAATCTAAAGCAAATTTAGTGCCAGTAAATCCAGAACTTTTACACCACCCAGCCTTAAAATTAGTGATATAATATGACTGAATTCTGGTTCTAGATACATTGTCACTATAAGCAGTGGTAGAAAAACTTAGCATGAATGCCTCGTCCCCTTCATTTCCGGCTGGAACAAGGGACTCCTGATCAGCAGTGACTCTTTTAACATTTCCAGGGTAGTTCAGCAAATCTTGCGTATCTATACTTATTGCCATTTAATTTATCCTCCCGTAGTTATATCTATTTTTAATTATTGCTTGATACCAGGCCTTATGCCAATTTCTTTCTTTATTAGCACTGCCATTACAAGCCCTACAAACCGTAATTAGATTTTCAGGGCTGCAATTCTTCTTATTATAGTCAATATGATGTATCACTAAGTCATTTGGATTTTTAGAGCTACAATAAGAATTTAAACATTTATTACCGTCACGCTCTTTAATGTCTTCTTTATATTCTTTATCCTTCCAAACTTCACAGTAGGGCTCGAAGGAAATACCGCCTTTCCAAGAAGGATTATTCTCTCCAAACCTTTTAAGATCATAACATTTAACACATCTTGTTCCATTTTTCCAGTTAATCCAACTAACACTTCCAACATGACCTTCTGGACAAACATATTTTAATTTTGTACTATTATTTACATATTCTTCAGAAACAAGCACATAATACTCATCTTCAAATGATCTTCTAACATGACTTATATTAAGCCTACCAACACCAGCACAGTAAGAACACCTCTGTCCTTGTATCCAATTACACCACCTAATATTATGTCTATGATCTTGGGGACAAATATATTCTATATTAGTTTTATTATTAATATAATAATTAGAAACTACCTTATAACCTTCTTTATTAAATTCCTTCTCTATAAAGTCAAAAGAATTTCTCTCTCTGCCAGAACAAATAGAGCACCTTCTGCCCCTCTGCCAGCTATTCCAAATTATTGTATTGTTATGCCCATTCAAACAAATATACTTCAAAGGAGTTTTTGAGTTTACATAAGTATCACTTAATAAAACTGCACCTTCTTTTTCAAATT